TTTTTCGATCATAAATTAGTTTCTCTTTCAGTCGCTGAAAATTTTGTCTTTCGTACTGTGCATGAGCTATCGAGAAATCGATCAGATATCTACAAAAAATCTCTTTTATCAAGATGGGTAGAGTCGTTTTATTTCCATGAGATGAACAAAGTCAATTTGAGAAATAGGGAGCAAAATTGAAACGATCGTTTCAAAAAACTCGAGATTTGCATCAAATTTGATGCTTGACATATCACGATAATAATTTTACATTTCGGAAACGTGTTAACAATAATAACGAGGATTTACATGCAAAACGAATATCAAATTGAGTTTATCGAATTGCCGGACAAGGACTATCGAGCGATCAACGCGCTTAATCACAGTTCGTTGAAAAACCTATTCCCGCCAAAGACACCGCTTGATTTCAAGTTTTTCAAAGAACAGCCATCAAAATCAAGTGAGTCGATGGATTTCGGGACGGCAGTTCATCTTGCTGTGTTTGAACCGTCAATTGTCGAGTCAAAAATTGCTGTCGCTCCTGATTGCGACAAACGAACAAAAGCAGGAAAAGATCAACACGCCGAATTTTTATTTGCGAATGAAGGAAAGATTATCATCACGCAAGAACAAGCAGACTCGATTTTATGGATTGTCGATGCTGTTGAACGACACACATTTCTACAATCAATTTTTAAAGAAAAAAGATTGAATGAAATGGTAGGCAAATTTATCTGGGATGATGTGAATTGCAAGTTTAAAGCAGATTGTATTGTTCCTAGTCAAAATTTGATTATCGATCTCAAAACAACACAAGCAGGACATGATAGGGCATTTGCTCATTCTGTGCATGAGTATTGCTACCATACTCAGGCTGAATTTTATATGACTGGATGTGAGTTTATTACCGCGAACACATGGGATAATTTTTTGTGGATCGCAGTAGAAAGCAAACCGCCTCATCATATTTATCTCTATGAGCCAGAAGCAACATGGTTGAATACTGCTAGAGATCAATTACAAAATGCGATTGATCTGTATATCGAGTGTGAAAAAAATGCTTGCTGGCCAGGAGTTGAGCCAATTAAAAGAATTCTGCAAGCTCCAAAGTGGTACTGAAATGAATATTAAATATGAATTTGAAAGGATCAAAACAATGGAAAACAAGGGAATAATTGCAAAGAAAATGTGTCTGGTGATGGATGAGATAAAAGCGATTGAAAAAAACAAACATAATCCGCAAGGGTGGAAATTTAGAGGGATTGACGATGTCTATAACGAACTACATAGCGCAATGGCAAAGCATGGGGTTTTTTGTTTGCCGATTGTAAACTGCACCATTTTCCGAGAAAAAATCAAAAGTCAAAAAGGCGCTGAAGGCTGGCACCAAATTTTAGAAATCACCTACAAATTTATGGCTGAAGATGGATCCTATGTCGAGGCTAAAACATGGGGAGAGGCTAGTGAGTATAATGCTGATAAGCTCACAAATAAATGCATGAGCGCCGCTCACAAATATGCTCTGCTACAAACATTTTTGATCCCTGTTGATGATCTTGAGGATAATGATAAAGACAATAATATTGAGCAACGACAAAATGGTAATGAGAGAGCGTCTCGGCGACAACCACCACAACAACAACAACAACAGCAGCAACGGCCGGCACAGCAACCACAGCAACCACAGCAACCACAGCAACCACAGCAACAACCAGCAAATGAAAAATTGAAGGTGATGATCGAACAGATTGTTGGATTTTTTGCAAGATACCAGATCAAACAATCTGACCTCGAGGCTTATATTGGGTGTAAACTAGAGAGCATGTCGAGAGAGCATTTTGACGCAATTAAATCGGCTAAAGAAAAAATTCTGGCTGGTGAGAATGCATTTACAATTTTTGGATTACAGGAGCATGGGCAATGGTAAGTTTACCAATAAAAAGAATTTTGTGGAGATCAAAAAAATTCAGCGCGAGACATTACAGTGATGAAGATGTCATCACCATCATCTTTGATGCATTTGAGCCAGATCAGAGCATCAAAATCCCATTGCTGCTCATGTGCCGAGCATCTCATCGAGATGCCGAGAAGTGGCTAAAAACCACGTTTGATATGCAATGGGTTTATGTCTCGGACGGCAGCAATGAGATCAGCATTCGGGAGTGGTCAAAAAATGAACAGTGAACTAGAGCCTGAACTAGACAGATATCTCAGACTTGTATGCGAATCCGAAGAAAATATGGAAATAGCGCATAGACTAAATAAGGAATTTCCCAAAGAGATCAAAGAGATATTTGATTCTTGCAGTGAAATCTCAGAAAATTGCCGCATAGTAAATTGTGATGTTTTTTGGCTTAGGCTGAAAGAGCTTGAGAAAAGACTAGCGATATCCTAGATTTGATTCCGTTTTGCGAATTTTTTTTTGCTATGTCATAATTTCGTCCGATTCAGACGAAACTATGGCGTAGCTAGTTTTTATGAAGTAATTCAATTCATTGGAGTCAAAATGCTTAAAAAATGCACAGTATTTTTGGAAGGAGTTGAGTACTCAATTGATCCGAGATTAGTTGATTTTCTTAATTTGCTGGAATACTTCGGTTTTTTTATTCGTCGCGGTGTAGAAAATCAGTGGTTTTTGAGCAAAAATTTACATCCTTGTGTAATTGCTCAGAAAAATCATGTTGGCGACACCCCCCCCAAAAGCAAAACGGTTCTCCCCCCCAGACCCCCCCACTCCGGACATCTCTCTTACTCTCATACTTATTTTTTGATCGCGCTAAGAAACGTAGTTGAAGCATCGATTTGTAAGCCCGACTCTAGCCGCGATTTATCCGAGATCTTTTTTCTTTGCGATGTTCTGGGTTCTGTCGTCTCTGTGCTATGCGTTTCTGATGAGGCTGCAAACGCTTTTTGTGCTGCGATGGAAGCAACCGAAGGTTCGGATGGCAATGAAATTGCTACTAATGATCTGCCTGTAGTTGGTGGGTGTGTCAAGGACAAAATGAAAAGCCCTGTGAAATCGAAGAAAGAAAAAATTACCGTTTCAGAAACTGTGCAGAAAATAAGCAGCGAGTGGTTGCAATCCGCAATCAGAAAGATGCCGCATCTCAAACAGAGATTCACACAAGAAAAATTTGAGTTGGCAGTAAATAAAATAAAAACATATACAAAAGCAAATGATGAGCAAATCTATGAGATATGGGAGTTTATCAAGAATGATCAATTTTGGTCTGATCAAGCTATATCGCCTCTTGGATTAATGCAAATTTCAAAAAACGGGAATTATAAGCTTGACAATGTACTCATCCAGATGAGATCAAAATTGATACGAGAAAATCCGTTTTTGGAAAATGATGATGACTGGAAAAATCCATTTGTGTAGATTGGTTTCACAATGAATCAAGAACAGCTTCTATTTGTTCTTCGGAGCTTTGCCGATGTGTTGCCGTATAGAGCGCCCGATTTCTCGAAAAAAACAGTTTGCTGGTATTGGTATGAGGAGTTTAAGAACTACTCTATAGATGATTTAAAAGCTGTAGTTAGATCTCTGATAAAAAGACTGGATCATTTCCCATCGATTTCTGAGATGCATAATGCTCTTGGTAGTATTGTAATATCCGATGAATCTCTAGCGCAAACAACATCAATATCGATTATAACAGCTATAAGAAAGTTTGGCTGGTGCAATGAAAGTGAAGCTCTTGCATATATCGGAGAATTTGGCGCAAAAGTCGTCAAAGCATATGGCGGATGGGTTTGCGTTTGTGATCATGTTACGAATGAAAATATGTCTTATTTTTCTCATCAGATAAAAGAAACAGCGCAAACAATACTGAGAACAAAAGAAAAATGCTTACCAGAATTGCCAGAAGAAACGAAAAAAATCATAGCCTGTATCGCCGAATCTGTATCAGTAGGGAGCGGAAATGAAAAAAGAACAAGAGATCCAAAAACAGATCTTAGACTGGCTCTCAAGGGAAAAGTACAAATGCTGGAAGAACTACCTTGGGCCTATGATGATTAGAGGTGGGTATTTCGCTAAAAATAAAAATGCTGGTCAGCCCGATATTTTTGGGATGCTAAAGAATGGATCCGGTAGGCTTTTTGGTATCGAGGTCAAAACAGAAGTAGGAAGATTATCAGATGAACAGCGGCGCGAGCTAAAAGAGCTTGAAGACGCTGGAGCGCTGATCATCATAGCTAGAGATCTTGAGACTGTAAAAACAATATTAGCAACAGGAGAGGCTAACAATGGCAATCATGCAAATTTTGATCAGTAGCGTAAAAGTGAGAAGCGATTGGAATATCAGAAAAACGCTTATACTTCCAGATCTAAACAGCCTGAAAGCATCGATTGCAGAAATAGGTTTGCAACACCCAATCACTATAAACTCTAACAATGAACTTGTGGCTGGATATAGGCGATATGCAGCGTGTTCGGCTCTTGGGCATACAACAATACTAGCAAATGTTATGGAATTTAAAACAGAATTGCATGAGAGATTAGCGCATATTGATGAAAACCTTGAAAGCAAAACTCTCAATGAAAAAGAACTAGAAAAGGCGCTATCTGAAAGAAAAAGAATATACGAAACACTTTACCCAATATCCAAAAAAACAGGACCAAAAAAAGAAACAGAACAGCAAAAAAGCTTTGCAACAGAAACGGCAGAAAAAACCGGAATCGATGAAAGCAAAATACGAAAACTTACCAGGCGTGTCGATGATGTTACTGATGAAGTAAGAATAGCATACGAAGAAGACAAGATTAATGTATCTCAAATCGATGAAATAGTAAAACTAGACAAAGAAGATCAAAATAAAATTCTCAAAAAAATAATAGGAACATCAATCGCAGAAACTAGATTGATTGTTAATGATTTTCTGAAAGCAAAAGCTGAAAAGCTTAAACCAAATGCTGCAAAGAAAAAGAGAAACCAGGCAGAAAATCCAATCATCGCCGATAAATTGGATGAAAGAGTCGTTGACGCAATCCTAGAATCGCAAAAAATACAACGCTATTTATCCGGAGCAATAGGAGCAATTGACCACACTATTGGCAAAAAACTATTGCAATATTTGGATGATTCGGAGAAACAAAAATTAAGAAGAAGCATAAAACAAGCACAAAATAGATTTGAAAAAATATTTATTGAAATTGGAGATGAATAGATGAATGGTGAGGATGTTCGGGTTCTAATGGAATCACTAAAAAAGAACTGGCTAGATTTTAAAGATGTCGAAAAAGTAAACGTAAAACAGCTTAGTAAAGAAGTAGATATCCCAGTAACAACAATGTGGTGTCATTTTCAGGGACAAAGAAAGTGGACGCTACTACCATTTCTAAAGAGCGCTCTTTACTTCGGAGCGCTTCGCGTTGATCTCAAAAAATGCGCTCTCACAATAAAATTTCCTGTAACCGAGCAAAACAGGAGAATCCTAAAGAGATTTGGAGTAACAAAAAAATGAAACTAATGAAAACCCATCCATCGAAAGTTATTCTGCATTGCTCGGCAAGTCCAGATTACACTAAGCTTGATGATAAATTCGACAGCATCACCGCCGATACAATCAACGCATGGCACATTGCTAGGGGTTTCGACAAAATCGGGTATCATTTTGTTATAAGGCGGAGTGGAAAACTCGAAACAGGAAGATTTTTAGACCAATTTTCTTGTGAGATCGGCGCACACACTATCGGCCACAACAACAATTCTGTCGGGATTTGTCTTGTCGGCACAAGGAAATTTACCGATGAGCAGATGAAAACGCTTGTAAAATTGGCGATGGAGCTAAAATTGCTCTATGGGATAGGTAAAAATGCTTGGCATGGGCATTGTGAGTTTGCGGCAAAAGAGTGTCCAGGCATTTCGATGGACTATGTCAAAAATTTATTTGATTTTTGAAAAATAAAGATTATTCTTTAACTAGGTAAAAACCTTACCTTTTAGATTTCAAATTGCGAATCTTGGGGGGGAAAAGAATGATCAGAAGGATTTATATTGAAAAAGGCAGCAAAATTTTTTTTGGGGATTCCGAAAAATCAAGAGAGCTAAATCTTGTTTGCAAAGATGCAACAATCTTGGGGAAAAGTGGGAATCAAATAAAAATTGATTCTTGTGGAAAAATAACAAGCCTTCCGTTACAAGATTTTTTTGACGAAGACGAGGAAGGAATATTTTTTGAGGTTTAAAAATGAACATCATCGAAGCTGTGACTACCGCATCAACTCGCCAAATCGGTATTATGAATTTAGAACGTAATGAATGGATCATCATTAGCGGCGGCGCGCTTCGCTGGAAAAACAATCGCCAACCAGCATCATTATCACCGAAGGACATCATGAGTCAAAAATGGATTACAGAAGATGATTTAATCACAGTTTCAAAGCTTCAAATCGATGAGGCATTAAGTTTTTTACAGCCAACAAAAAATGAACAAGGCGAGCTAGATATTGTTGGTTATGAACACTTTATCGATAGTATCATGCGAGCATCGCATACTAATAAATCTCGCGTACCAGAGCCAGGAGAGTGAAGATGAGTGATCATGCAAATGAAATGTTTTTGAAATGGAAAGAATCGTTAAATGCTGGTGATTTTTCAAAAGCGCATTATTTTGAAAGATCGTATTGGGCAATTCGCGGACAGGATACCATGCTTTCTGAATTAAAATCAGATAGACTAGATTTACAACGCAAGCTTGGAGAAGAAAAAGACCTTTCTGAAATATATGAAAAAAGAGCCGCCGATCTTACAGAAAAACTCGAAACCGTAAATGCAGCATTGCAAAAATCATCAGAACAAAATTCAGTATTGAAGCAAAATTTAGAAAAAGAGCGCTCCAAGAAAAAATAGGGGTTTAATTTATAAACCCCCACAATTCAGGAATATGAGATTTGATGGTGTATCAGCATCATCCCATAATTTGAGCGATATTCAAGAATTTTCTATAGAGACTGTTTTTTGATTCCTGTGATTTCTCATTAAGAGTCGAATACATTCTTAGCATTTCTAGCTGTGTTTTTTGCGTTGTTGCCTTAAGCCTCGCATCATTGTCAGCAATTTGTTTTGCTATTTTTACTTCCATCTCTTTTGTGCGCTGGTTTATGCGCTCTAGCATGTCACCAACCATGTTTTCTCTCTTTACTATTTCTTTGTATTTTACTGCCATGATTACCTACTAAAAACGCAAACCCAATAATTAAGATGCATACCGCACCCGATCTTTTCCCAAGATGGATCTAGCACAATTTGTTTGTGCTTCGGCGAATCTAGCAGTTTTTTAATAGCTTCGCTCGGCTTAATTTCATTGCACACAATTACTTGTTCGGCTTTTGACGGCTCAAAGCCACAACGCCGCATTCTTGTGGCAAAAGAAGATCTATCAGAACCCACAGCAGAACAATATTTGTTTTTGCCGGTATCGAGAGCATGTGTTTGACTCGCGCATTGCAATTTTGAATTGATTGCGAGTGGTGCAAGATTACGATCAATTCTTTCGTAATTAAGCATTTTCTCAAACGGCATTGTATCACCTGCCAACGCAATTGTTCCGGATGAAATGAAGTAAAAAAACGAAAGAATTACCATCAAAAAAGCTTTAAACATACCATCTCCTTTTCACAAAAAATTAATTTTTATCACTCGCATTTGAGGATATGTTACGATGATAACGGCAATGTGCGCGCATATCAAATAAACTCTTTCGAAAGGTGAGAAAATGGCAACCGAGCAAACATTAGACACAATCAATAATGTTAATCTCAAAGTCGTGCAAGAAGAACCATCTTGGGCAGCTGCACAACGGCAATTAGGAGCGGCGGCGCATCAAGATCGGCATGACCGCTTGTCTGAAGTCATGTACTCAGATCTTCTTGAGCATCGCAAGCATGTTAACACCCTGGCAACAACGTACCTAGGACGCATTTGTGACAACGCTAGCTCGCTGGATCCGGTTGAGGCAATCAGCATGGCCAAAGCTTTTAAAGGTGAATCTGATAGCTCAATCACTTCTCTGATGGCCGCGCTTTCATCAGGGCAAATCGGCGGTAAAATCGCCATGACAACCCCACCGGAGACCGGTGTTACTCAAATGATTGCACAGCTAAACGCGCTCACTAACCAAAATAGCCAGAACAGCGGCACCATTGCTGCTCAAGTAATGGCGATGGCGAATGCGATGAATCACACAAACCAAAGCACAAATGCAGCAATGGTAGCTATTGCGCAAGTTTTGGCAAAATTAGCTCAGACCGTACCGCCGATTACTGGTTGATTTACCAAATTTTAACTAGGCATAAAACAATTGTTTGAATAAACTCGCTAAAGTTTCTCTAAACAACATACGAAAGGAAAGATTATGGCAACTGAGCAAACATTGGATACCGTAAACAATGTCAACATCAAAACCGTAGGCGAAGAACCAGCATGGGCAGCTGCACAACGTCAAGTGGGTAGTGCGGCGCATTTGGATCGTATGGACCGCATGTCTGAAGTGCTTTTCAGCGACTTGCTTGAGCATCGCAAGCATATCAACTTGCTGACCACAACGTACCTGGGACGCGTTTGTGACAACGCTAGCTCGATCGATCCGGTCGAAGCTATTAGCACCGCGAAGGCTTTCAAAGGTGAATCTGATAGCTCGATCACTTCTCTGTTGGCAGCACTCGCGGCAGGGCAGATCAGCGCCAAGGTCGCCAACACCACGCCACCTGAAACTGGTATCACTCAGCTTTTTGCACAGCTGAATGCCCTCACAAACCAAAATTCACAAAATAGCGGCGCAATCGCTGCTCAGAATTTTGGCTTGTTAAATGCCATGAACCAAACCAACCAGGCAACAAACGCAGCTATGGCGGCGATTGCTCAAGTGTTGGCAAAAATGGCACAAACCACTCCCCCAAATACCAGCAATGGCGGCGGCGGTAGCGGCGGCGTAATTTAATCCACTTGACCACGTATGTTCCAGGGGCTAAAAAACCCCTGGAATTATTTTTTTCAGGAGAAAAATCATGGATTGGCAAACAATTGCAAAACAACAGGAAGAACTATTGGCAGCTATCGAAGGATTGCAAAAAATCTTTGATCAAGCGAAAGAAGCGATAAAAATGAAACAGCAAAAAGTTTTGCAAATGCTGGCAGCGAATCAAAACGATGAAGCAAAAAACCTGGCTCAAATTCACCAGGCTCTTGACAATCTTCTAAAATCAGCAAACATCAGCTAATTTTTTTCACGTCTTTGCATGAATCAATCAGCTTCAAAATATAGCTAATCAGCCCAAGAGACTGGTTAACTATCTTTTCAACTCTTTGCTCTAGTTGATCAGATGGTAAATCAAACTCTTTTGAAAACTCAATATTCAATTCCGCTCTTTGTTCACTTGTCAAATTTTTTAGCTGCTCGCAAGCTTTCTCATAATCGATTTCTGTTAGTTTTCGCGCTTCTCCAATAACTTTAAAAAGCTCTGGTAGGTCTTTTAAATCAACTTTTCCATCAGCAACGACTTCGCCGCCAATCGTTCCAACCCTTGCGCCAATCAATAAAATTTTCTTTAGTTCTTCCATTTTCTTCCCCTCAAAAAAATTGCCCAACTAAATTATTGGGCAAAAACTAAGTTCGGATCGTTATTAACTATTCATGAGAATAATTTCTATTCTTTTTAACTTTTCTTTTCGGTAATGGTCAACCATTTTTGACACGCCAAGCATCAATTCTAATTGTTCAATCATAATTTTACAATCTGCTATTTCTTCAGAAATTGAAGAAATCTTTGAAGCGTCATTGTGATTAAGCAGATATTTGCATAGTTCTTTTTGTAGTTCCGAAAACTCCTCAATCGCTTTTGTCACTTGATGAGATTTCCCATACCGCGCTATTAATCCGGCAAACATTGTTTTTTCGTCCATAAAAACCCCATTTCGACTATTTTGGCGGCAAATAGCCATTCTATCGCCAAGTGTTCTTCGTGTTGTGAAAAATGATCGGATGACCAATTCAAGGATGTTTGATCATGTTGGAACAAATAATCAGCCCTATATTCTCTGTTTGTTGGTAATCTGTCATTTGGAAAATATGTTGTGTTCATCAGTAGATCAATCGCATCATCTTGAGGACTGAGAGTCAGAAAATTATAAATTGCTCTATGCAAAGCATTCATCGGCTGATTTAAACAATGATGCTTCATGATTTTTATTTCTCTTTTTGTTGGAAGTCTCAAAAGAGATAGCGCGAATATGTGAAGCGCCTGGAGATGTCGCCTATAACCAGGCTGATTTGTGACTATGTTCATCGGTATTGGCCAAACCCAATCTTTAGGGCAAAAACGCATTAAAGATTTTCTGTCAGTGAAATGATAAATCGCTTCGAATATCGTTCCTCTGAGCGATGGGGTTAAATATGTTCTTGTGATGTCTCCTTTTCCCATGATCCAGCCACAAGATTCACCAAATAAAATTAGATCGTCGATAATATCGCTGCGCCTTTTGAATATGCACCACAAAAGCAATCCTAAAATCATATCTCTCGATATCTCAGATCCCGACTCTTTGTTGCTATAGCAGTTAAATGATGGGTGTCGATGCCATTTCAAATATTTGTCTCTAGCGCTTTCGATGGGAACATTAACACCAGCAATTGACCACAAACAATTAAACAAAAGCCCATCGCATTTGCAAACTCTAGCCCATCCATATTTATCAAAGTTTTCTTTTCTTGATGATAACGATAGATACAAATCAAATTTATCCATAAATTTTGATTTCACTTATCACCGAGCCTTTCTTTAATTCTGCCGTCTATCATCGATAATTTTGTTACTATGTGATCAAGCTTATCTCTGATGTATTCGCGCTCATTTTGCAGAGTCCTAACATTTTCAGCAAGAACATTTTGCCTAGAATAAAATTCAACAAAAGCCCAAACAATAGGAATTGCGGCAATTGCGATGTTAACCCAACTTGTCAAGTTTTCACTTTTTTTCATTTCCATTGCTCCTTTAGATCGTAAATAATGATAGTAAGATTTTATCACAATCGTGTTTCAATTTGTTTTACTTTGATTGCATCAATATGGCGCAAGGAGTGAAATGAAAATAAGCTTCAAAAAAGAACGTATTCAAGATGTAATCTGAATTGGTTTTTTTCTTGGATCATCGAAAGAAGAAATGGGATTTGCATTTTTATTTTTTCGATCAATTTTTTCTATCAGCATAAAAAAAACCCAGAACAACAAGGAAGTCTGGGATTGAAAAAGAAACAATGTATATAGAAATTTTTTCTTAACACAAAAAACTATCCGCAACAACCCTTATGTTCTCCAAAGATCCTAAAAACAGGCATGGGAGATCGTTTTTTAAACTCAGCAACATCAAGTAAATTTTCGAACAACAAACACTCGTTTTCTGATATCATTTTAGCAAACAGCGGTTTATCTATAATGCGTTGTGCAATTGATATCAGGCCCTGAACGGTAGTGTTTGGGCAATTAATAATTTTACCATCGCAATCATATAATCTATAGCCAGTTTGTTCTGAAAATCGCATATAAAAATCTTCCGGTTGAGTGAGGAAATTTGATTTGCTAACTGAAGATAGTATGGTAGGCTTTGAAAATAATCAATAAAGATGTGCTATCAACCGGAACGAACATAGTAACCCACTCATTTTTATTTTACAACATCGGACAAAAAAATGATAAATTTTTTCAGTGCAGGGAAGCACAATTTTAGCAAGGAAGCTTGTTACATTATATCATCAATCTGCTATTACGGTTTTGCAACAATTACGATTGATGAAAAAAGCATGATATGGATAGAGGCACAAAGGCTAGAGAGAGAAGGATACATTAGAGAATATAAGCGGTATCTGAAATCAGCTTTATTTGATGAAGGTGATAGGTTTTTATCGATTCCATTTTATTGTTGCGCTATGCATGAGAATAAAAAAAAGGAAATGAATAAAATTAAATCTTGACTGGATCCTTTTTAGTTCCTGTCCTAAAATATTTTCTTTGAGCTTCCCTTGCTGCGCACCCACAAGATACGATATGACCGCTTGTGAGATTCCATTTCAAAACATCTTTTATCGTTCCGCAAGAACATTTTACTTTCAAATATTTCTTGCCGCCTTTGCTTTCTCCATTGCCTATAACAACAAATCTACCATGCTTGTCGCCAATCTCTGGACAATCAGTTTTTATTTCTTCGCTCATGACGTTCAACAAATTCCTTTACTGCTATATAATGTTGCAAATTCATTCCTCCGCCATTTGCCCAACGTGTAATCATTTGGCGCGTGACTCTCAATTTTTCCGCAAGGCTCTGGTGAGATCCGGCAACATTCACAGCCTTGCGCACCAATATCATCGTTTCCGATAATCTCACCACGTTTCACCTCAATCTTTAAATTTAAAATCTGTGTTGCAAATAGCGTTTATCTGTCGCAACGCCTCGTCTTCATCAGCATCTAGCCAGCCAAAATTCCAGCAACAAGACAGGTCTTCTTCATTCTTAACAAAATAAATACTGTGACAATACACAATTCTGACAAATTTATTTCTTTGTTTTATGTATGCCTCATGCTTTTTCATGTGGAAAATATCTTCTCTATTTATCAACATTTATATTACCTCAATTCCGTTTACTTTTGCTTTATTGAATAGAGCATTCATGCATCTATTCTCCCCCCAATATTCAAAAGCTTTTTCGTTAGAATCAGAACACAAACCCCAATTATGGCCGCAATCACTACTTTTAATTTTTGGTATAAATTTGCCGTCTTTTTCTTCAAGGCAGCATTGAACAGTGTACTTGTCTCCTTCTTTTTTTCCATCAACTACGATCCAAGCAAAACCATGATCTAAACTAAATTCAAAACTTAAAATATTCATTTTCAATTCTCCAATATTTATCATCAAACCGTAAAAGTTTGCCAAGAACACTCTGGTAAACTGCTATCTTTCCTGAATCCATCGGCACCGAATTGCTCGCATTGATACCATCCAGATAGTGCTAAATTTCGCCTTATTTTCGATCCGCATTGCGGACAACAATTTGTGTTAACAATTTTGATTGCTTGTTCAATCTCTATTTGTCTTTTTTTCATGAAGCATGAATTGCAATATCCAACATATTTTTTGCATCTTTTTCCGCATTGTTTACAAGCAGCCATTTTGTTATCTCCTTGTTGTTGATCAGCACATTGCTGATGTTTTAGTTATGCATCATTTGTGATGCCAAGTAAAGCAAAAAATATAAGAAATATTTACATGTCTTTTTCACACCATACGCAAAAGCCACCTTGTGATTCATCTGTAAATATTGAGGATTTTATTCCATAACCTGAATAATACTCATAAATTATCTTTGCCTTTAAATAGTCGTTTACAAATAGCATCATGCTCAGTTTGTTTTCTAATTCTTTTGCTCTGCTTTTACTCACACCAAATAAATGATCAAACCTTCCGTATTGCTCACCTAAAAATGATTTGCAACTTGTATCGCTTAAATACTCGATCTCTTTCCTAGAAAAGTTTAGTGATATTAGCATTCTATTTTCTCCTATCTGGCATTACTGCAAATATCTGATCAAGCACCAAATTTTTAGAAACATTTTCATCGGGTGATTTTTGCAGCACATTTGCTATGTGTTGATTTGGCAAGTAAAAAAACCACATTTCCGAATTAATCATCATCGTAATGATCAGTTCTTTGCAAGTCATATCTTGTTATTATAATATAACCATCTGTTGTTCTTCCCTCTATTTTAGCCTTGCCTTCGCGCACCAATTTTTGTGCGTATTTTTTTGAGATTATCATTGTTTTGACTACTTGTTGTTACTATTAAACCAGCTTTGATTCATCCCAATTTGCCCACCAAATATCAGATCTCATGCATCGTTTTAAGTAATCATCAGCTCCAAAGCCAAATCTCATTGTGCTAGTATGTTCGCACCAGAAAGCAACCAACTTGTTAGCTGCCCTTGAATATCCTTTATAAATAACATCACCGCATTTGCTTTTCATCGCGTCATAAACAGCTTCTCTTGCCGTCTCATAGTATTTAACGCTTTCTGTTGTTCCTTCCTTGTTTGCTTTTACAACCGCATATGCAGCGCGTTTGCTATTTTTCCTGACTGGCTTTAACTCGATATTTAGCATTGTTTTGCCTCCTTGTTGTTGCTCGGCAACCGCTGCCGATGTTTGTAATATGCATCATTAGTGATGCCAAGTCAAGCAAAAAAATACGCAAATGTAAAATATTTATTTGCGTATTTAAACGCGTAAACCTACTTGTCTTTTCCCGTTGTTGGGCGCGTAATATCTCTTAATATAGATCCAACTTCTTTGCAAGGCACCTTAGCTTCGATTGTTCTCTCAGTACTCCCGCCGCCTCGCGCTTCGCCGCCGACTACCCTACCATCAACTTTCACACCGCCGCCGCCGGTCGTTTTCTCCTTTATTTTTATGTAGCAATTGTCTGGATCGTGTTTCTGATCAAGATCACTAGACTCAAATGTGATTTCGATTTCATAGCCAGCTTTAACAGCATCATTAATCTGCTCAATAGCATAACTATCAAGATATTTTGATAGCTGTTCTGACATTTGATCAACATCATAAACGCTTACAATCGTATACGTTTCTGATGTTTTCAACTCGACACTAAATGCTGTTGATGCAAACAAAAAACCAGCAACAATCAAAGAACGCATCATAATGACTCCTTTTGTGAGAAATAAAAGAAATCATTATCTCCAAAAAATGATGATTGCAAGTGATTTTTTTACGATTGCGAATTAGATCTGTGCCTCAAGCTTTAAATTTTGCCCTTGATATTTTCCGCTTGCATTTATTGCAGTCACTTCGAGATACATTTTTTCTCGACTTACAGTAAGCACACCATCAACATCCTCGCTGTCAAATGTCAACATCGCATATTTATCATGCACAGAAACGCATTCGAGTATCACACCACTTCTTTCAACGCGCTTACCGACAAACAAACTATCTGATCTCATCATATCTCTTGGTATCGAGTAATCGTCATTGAAAGTCACCTTTTTTATGATTGGACCAACACCAACTTTTACATATCCATACCATGCAAAATTCTCATTATCAGCATCATAAACAAGATTTATTTCACCGCCTTTGATCAATCCATTTTTCTTCACTCTGAGCATGTTTCCCCCTTTTGTTCTATTTCATCAGAAAAGCATAATAAAATCATATCAGCAATTGCAAACCATTTTTTTGCAATTTCATTCGGATTAACTATAGATCCGTTTCTATCGATCTTAAATCCAGGAAAAACCGCATGATACTTTTTAATTCTGTGTGATATTGCTGGAGATGTTTTGGAAAGTAGTTTCGCTATTTTCTTATACTGTAGACCATCTCCCATAGCTGCCAATATGATAAAATCATCGATGTCAAGCAATCTTAAATTAGAAATCTTCGGATTTTCTGTCATTCGATTTTCCAATATTTATCTCTTTCGCTATTTATTTTCTTTAGATTTAAGCACAGCCTTGAAACATAATCAACAGCAACAAACACATGCTTTGTATACGTTCCAACGGTAAATTGCATATTGCTTGGTAGCTTGCCGTAAGAAACGCGCTCGCCTTTGTGATCCAGCCAGAATATTTCAACATCTGATTTGCTTACGTTTGCTATCGTCATATTGACTTTTCTTAGACTGTATTTGCTTTTTGCTTGCTGTTCTCCACTACAATATTGCTCCGGTGGATCAGGCGGCGGCGGATTTGGGCCTGAATCATCTCTATAGATGATGTGGCTAGTTCCAAAGCCAACGCTATTGCATCCATAACCTATTTCCATGTAGCCGCGCTCACCCCAATTCTCAGACCAGGAGTTTTTTAAAATCCATCCTCTCTTTGTCCATCCAACCAACGTAACAGCATGGTTGACTTGTGCCGCTAGACCGCAATAATAACCGCCCTGGTATTGCCAAAATGAATTGTCAGCATAGAGAGTAGTCCAGACAGGACCATAGCGGTAAATCGCTTCTTTGATCGAATTGATATCGTTCGAAACATCGCGCCATGATGTAAGATAATCGATTGCAGAAAGCCCAGATTTACAAGATCCATTTCTAGCAGTGTATGGATAAAGCCTTGCATCGATACCGCCTTGATACTCCTTGCCTCGATCCATATGGTAGTCATGTAGAGCCCATCCACCAGAACACCCATAGCTATCCCCATTTTTATAGCTGCAATCGACTAGATATTGCTCAGACAGATCGAGCGTTTTACCGGTTCTTAGCTTGATAACATCCTGTAAAACTGCCGTTGTTGCAAACGCATAGCAGCTACCACATTGACCTTGGTTTTCAACAGGAGTCAATCCGCTTGTGCGCCAATCAAATGATTCAGGTAATGTTGATCCGCTAGATCTGTAAGCGTTTACATTCGGCTTGTAATCTTCTGGGACAATCAAGCCGCGAATGTTTTCGAGATTTGTGTTGTATGGATATTTCGATAGATCGTTTCCGAATGCTATCGATGATAGAAAAATTAAAATCATGTATTTCATCATAAACCAATCCATCCTGAAAAAATTATTGTTCCTGATGTGTTAAAACTTGTGCAAGCAACAGCTGCTAATGCTGTAGTATAAATATAAAATTGATCTGTTCCGCTTGTACTCATTAAGCTAATTTGTGAACCATATCCAGCAGTAGAAAATATTTGTAATGGATAAGAATATGATGTCGATCCATATGGATCAAATGGCATTGTTATATATGTGTTTCCAGACAAAGAACCATCATTACCAGACCAAAAAACCTTACCAAATATAAAAACACCATTTCCCATTCTTACATAATAACCCTCACCAGATTGTCCAGTAAATGAACCGGAATTGCATGATATAACAGGAGTCCAAGTGTTTACCGTATAATTTGATAATGTTGATGAACCCCCAGCAATACCGATACCATTTGCAAAATCAACTTTTCCAGTGCTTGCTATAGACATCCTCTTAAAACTATCCGAAGTCCCCCCAGCATAAAAATCAATTCCACCGCTCGCATGTCTCGCGCCTAGAATCAATCCACCGCTCAAATTATCATCGGCAGAAAGAGAAAAAGCATCCTGCCTAAATAGTCCATTTGTTGTATATGTAGGACCTTGAACGGTTAGCTTTGCATCTCCAGAATTTTGCCCAATCTCAATACCTGATTGTGATGATGTTGTATTACCAGTTCCTTTAACAGCCATCGCACCACTTGTTGCCGATACAGTGCTAACACCAGAATTAGCTTCGAGAAGCTTATTGCTTTTAACCGTTGATCCAGTAGCAGCATCTAAGATTAGATTGCCATTTGGAGCGGTGATTTTTTTATCAACTCCAAATGCTAGCATTGACGTTATTGATAGAAGCACTAACAAAAAATATTTGAATTTACTCATGATCATTCTCCTTTTTTGTTTTTATAGTTCAGCATCCCAAACGATTGTTGCCGTAGTGTTTCCAGCAACGCGAGTCAACGCGCACCCATTGCCAGCGACTAGACCAGCGGCGACTTCAAGCGATAGATAACCCTGATCGATACTGTTTGCCGTTCCTGCGATTGTAACGCCAACAGGATTCGCGGTGTTATCGTCGTCAATGGCTTGATATACGGTAGCAAGCCCGAACGATGGAGTAGGCACCTTTCGCATTGGCACAGGAAAAACAACCGATCCCTCAAACAGTGTTGTTGACGATGCTTTGCCAACAGCGAAAACCTGCTTGTGACCATCGCCATCAGAATTCGCGCCATCCACAAAACACGATCTCAGGCAAAGCAAATAGTCATCATACTGAGTAGCACCGGCTCTTTGCCAAGGCATTGCTTCAGTCCCGATATTTAGACAAGCTTGTGTTGCTTCGATATGCTGGCCATCTGTTGGCGAACCAGTCAACGAGATGTAAGGAGCAATAGTTTTTGCTGTCGCTGGTACGGTAGCGCAAATCAAAAACCGCTTGAACATTCCAGACAATCTTGCATAAGAAATTGCTGTAGATGCAACGGTAGTTCCAGCAAGAATTGTTGCTGGATCCGCATTAACACCCGCAACATACTTGATTAATAAATTGACATTTCCAGCAGCCAAACCAGATGATTTTCTGAGGTAAACGGAAAACACCACTTTCCTTGTCACCATCGGCAAAACCGATTCAGTTTCGATTGGCTGAAGTAACGCAATACCAGTTCCAGCGCCTCTTGTGACGTTCTTGATTCTAACGCCATACTTATGCAATCCAATCAAACCTGGTGCTGTTGAAATATCTTGGCGCGAAACCTCTACTGATGTGTGATCGTGAGATAACCACCAGCGATCTAATCCGTAGGTGGTAGTCAATGTTTGATTTCCAGAGACAATTCGCTGTGCGGTTTCAAAGCCAGAATTCACTAAAAAGTTTTTTGTTTCGTATTTCATTTTTATATCTCCTTTTTTGTTTTTATAGTTCAGCGTCGGCAGCTATATTACCGCCAGCGCTCCCACCACCAGCAGTATCCCTAGATAAAGATACTCTCAAATATTCGTTTGCAGATGTTGAATATGTTGGAGTATTCAATAAATCAACGGATAAAGATAATTCTGTTAAATCAGGGTTTCTTCTCATTATAACAGGATATGGAAAAATTGGAGCCTCTGTTAAATATCCCGCATTTCCTGCTACATATCCAACATATGACCATCTTCTGTTACAAAAATACCTCTGACACAACGCAAGCTCACCACCGATAGTTTTTCCAGCGCGGATGAATGGAGCGGCAACAGAACCAATGTTGAGCATTGCTTGTGTTGCATCAACATTCTGCCCATCTGTAGGATTTCCAGCCATTTCTATATAAGCGGCAATAGTTCTTGCTGAAAACGGAACAAGTGCTGTCAATGAATAACGCAACCAATTAGTAGATAATTCTCCGTTGGTAATAGTTTTAGATGCTAGTAAAGCTCCTGTACTCATTGTTAATGCCGAAACATCTGTAGATGATGAATGAATTAAACCAAGCATCATATTACCAGATACTAAACCAGATGATTTTCTAAGATAGATACTGAATGTAATTGTTTTACCGACAAATGGGATTACATTCATAGTCTCTATAACTTGCATTAGATTGATATATGTCCCAGATCCCCTTGTTGTGTTTGTTATTCTAGCATAGGCTTGCGTTCCGTTTAACCCAGGATCGCCTGTAATGTTCTGCCTACTTATAGTGACCGCTGTATGATTATGTTTTAACCACCATCTATCAATTCCATAGGTTTGTGATGTTGTTTGGTTTCCAGTTCCAATTCTCTGAGCAAAATCCATTCCCCCATTTATCAAATAATTATCCGCCGAAACATCAGGCGACAACACACTATCCGCTTGCAGGTTTTCAAGCTTTGTTGTCACTCCGGTTCTGCCGAGTATCCTGTTTAATATACCTGCTTTTGATGCAATCATTTTGTTTACCTCACTAATTAATTTCTTACTAATCTTATGCCATATCCAGACCCATTTCCATTTGTGTCTTCGCCGCCGCCAGTTACTTTAATGCTTATATTTCCATTTATAAACTGTCCAGTATTGTTTGTTAGTCTAAAAGTTACAGCATCAGACGTGTAAATGTAAGTTATTGTTGCTCCACTTTGTACAGGTGTAATAATTCCAGTTTGCAAACTTGTTGTTGATGAATTATTTTTGACTATATCGTGATAGTAACCATAAACAACACTTCCAGCGTTACCATATCCGCCAAATCGTATTTCAATAACAGCCATGGCATAGTTATCATCAAAATACAAAACCCAAGGATCTGTCGATGATCCTGAAGATATATTAAAACCCCTTGCATCTTCGTTATATCCCCAGTAACCGCTGTCATATCCGGACAACTTAACACCATCATATCTTACACCAAAGGCCCTTGAATCAGTGCTAGCACCAAGCGCTGTGTACGATAAACTTGCCGATCCAGGATGATAAAGACCTAAAAAACCATCTGCTTGCGCTCCTGTATAATCCTCTAATTGGATTAGTGTTGTTTTGTATGTACTGTTTGAGTTTCTCAATCTTAATATAGAATTTGGATTTCCAGCATCATCATTAACATGCAAACTCGCCGCAGGATCATTTGTACCAATCCCCACAAATCCATTATTTTTGCCATGAAAAACTAAATTACTATTTACAGTCATACTTAAAAAAGGATTATTTGAAGGATTTTTTCCTCCCCATATTTGCCAATAATTTGTTGCTGAATTGTATCCAGATATTAATTGTTGATAATTTGCAGAGTCTGTAGTGCTTTCCAGGCGTATCATTTCATTACTGCTTGATTTAATATTAAGTGGATTAGCTGGTGTTGCCGTTCCAATCCCAACACGATTGTTGCTTGTATCAACAGCCAGCGTATTGTTGTCAAAATTCAAAACTCCAGTGATTTTTGAAATGAATGCTTGAAATTTCGCCTGATCATAAACAGCCTTATCAACAGCTGCTACCGATAGCGCAACAAGCAAAAAGAAAAATACACCACCAAAAAATGCTTTTGTGTTTTTCATTATACAATCCTCCAATCGTCTGTTCCGTTGTAAACTAATTCGCAGCTATCACCTGCGGTAGTAAGATCCAAATCGTCACTCGCGCCATGAATCTTTTTACCGTTTCTAGCAATGCGCACATAGTCGGTTAATGACCACGTTCCATCAAAATCAATGACACGAACCTTATCGCCAAGAGATGGATTTGCTGGCAATGTCAAAATCATTTGACCGGTAGGATTAGCAAGAACCTCATCCCATGTCACCAACGAATATGCCGCGCTTTTAACCAGCGTTTGCCATGACTTTGCTGGAACGAAAGAAGCATTCGCGCCACAATATGCCGTCACCTTGCAATTTGTCGAACCGCCAAGAATTGCAGCAAGTGTTTGACCGGTTTGCTGCGCGATGAGTGTTGATGATGCTTTGAGATAACTTGCAGCATCGTGTTGCTCCCAATACCCAGAGCCAAGGTCAACTTCAAGGATGAGTTTCGGAACACCAGGAAGACCATGTGAAAGTGTTGCGGCGAACATCGTATCTAGGTTAGTCGCTGTATCGATCCATTCCTTAGCCCTTGCCGCGCTCACAGATCCTGCAAGCCCTTTGTTTAAAAGATCGAGCTTGACTGTTGATGTTGATGACTGTCCACTTAGATCGACATAAAGATCGTTTTCATCGATATCAACGATGTAGTCGAGAAGATCTCTTTTGAAATCTCCATTTGCAATCTGAGATTTCCAATCTTGATTTGCTGGCGCTAAACCTGCATTATGCGATATTTTTGCAGCGTATACTTTCCAGATTTCATCATCAGAGAATGCATTGCCATTGCAGAAAAAGAATTCATCGATTAGACCGATAAAATAATTACCGCCTGTGTTTCTGCCAAGCTCAAAAATAGGTGTTCCAGCTGGGTTTAATCCAGCTGGCAAAACATGAGAACCAATAAGCACACTATTAACATATAAATAAAATGTGTTTTCACTTGCGACATATTTCAAGAGAGCGTGTAACCATTCGCTTGCCGTTAATGAATATGAATAGTTCACCTCAGTGTTTCCAGATCCATCTGTTGAGCAAACCGTTCTAAAACCTGTAGTTGTCATAAAAAGAATGAATGACCTAAATGCTCCGGCGGTATTCCACTGCGAAAAAAGAGTTTGAATACTTGCTATTGATGTCGCCTTAAACCATCCACCTGCCGTAAAATTTGTATCACCAGGATTAAAATGCGCATCGGTAGATGATAGATATTGCGAAGAACCGTTAAACCCTGCGCATTGATCATCAACACCCATAATACCAATTTGATCAAACAAAACAGTTCCGTTATTTGTCAAATTGTGCGCTAAAGATGTGTTGCCATCATTAACAGAAGTCAAATTAAAAAAGCTTGTGTTTGCGTATGCAGCGCTAGGAAATGATCCTTGCGCGAGAACATGGCCAGCAGATACTTGATCGGCGCTACCTGTCGCGCCAACAGTTTTTTCAACACTCGCAACAAGAGGAGAAACGACGATTGAAGGCACCTGAAATTTTGCCGGATAAGTGATCACCGATGTTGTTGACCATGCCGCCGTTACCCGACGAGTAACGCCGATCTTCACATATCGGAATTGATCGATAGAATCGAAGCCAATTGTTGACAGATAGAAGTTTGTTGAAACAACAGGAATAAGCTCGCGGTTTGTTCCGGTCACTGGAATTGCTGCCGGTAATCCATATGTGTCAACATATAAATAATATGTGGTATCATCTACCGGCGTAATCAGTGAATCGAGATCAAAAGTAAGATCTTTCCCAAAATCAGACTCGGCAGTTCCAGCGCCGTCATATGTCGCTAAAATCCTACCATCAGCGGCAACAAGATAACCGCCTTTGATGACGATTGTGCCATCAGCTGCAACGCTTTGAACCTTGAAAGAGCTATCGCCGGAAGCGCCAGGAATCCACTTCTTGTCACTTGCGCGGAAAACTAGCGCCTGTCCTTCTTCGGCACCTGTAGCGATAACATCAGCAAGCTCGTCTAAAACGATTGGATCCTGCAAAACAACAAGAGCTATATCTTGCGTTGATCCTGTGTTGTTTGTGACTCTGATGTGCGTCTTTTCGCTGCCTGGTGTCGCCTCGATTGTCCAATCAAGAAGATCATCTCCGGATACAAGCGTAAGCTCTCCGGTTCCAGTATTCCAAAGATAAAGATCGTAGCGAAGATCATCGAATGAGCTAACATTAAAATTGTGATCGAATGATTGACTTGCGCTATCAAGCAGGTTTTCAATCGTGAAATACCTGGCATTCATGTTGTCGCCGATTTTTGTATACAGCGCTTCTATTGAAGCATGTAGCGCGACACCCCCAGCGGTTCCTAACGCTGGATGGTCAAGCTCTAGCCTGGAAACTATTGTCATCTTTTATCTCCCATATGCAGAAAAATTACTTTTCATCTCATGTTCGTTTAAATCCTCAACATCGATTTTACCGAAACGATAAACTGATATTTTTTTATTTAGCGTCCACATAACCAGAGCAACATTGATTGTTGGTGTCGGAGCCGAAACATTTTTTAAACTAACGCCTTTGATTGCTCGCCACTGGAAAAACCTGAAATCTTGTCCTGGGCATTCAACCACCTTCCTAAGCTCTCCACTAAAGATATTTTTAGCCTCGATGAAAACCCAAGATAGACCGTTTTTATCAACACACCATGCTTGATTGGCAATATGATCACCACTATGATTCCATTTGCCAATATTGTCAGCTTTTCCATCCCAATACTCGAAACGGTAGCGAACATCAAAAATTATTGGATCGATTAACATTTTTCACCAAAACTAAAAATTAATCCCTTAGCAGATTTTCTTTTTCCATTTGCTACTTCTGATATCCTTCCACAAGATAAACCAGTTTTTCTAGCAGCATCGTTGATGCTGTCATACTTCTCGCCATTAGAACAAATGATAGTCTTTTTTTTCAAACTCAATCGTATTTTTTCTTTATGTTCTTCTGTAAGCTTTCTTCCTATCATTTTGCTATATCTTTTTAATTTTGACTCTGGAGCTTGAGAAGCTATAAACATTTTTTTAATCAAATCAGGATCTCTTTTCCTACCGCTCCAATATCTCGCTATGCTTTTTTCTGGATTATTTCTTTTGGTTTCTGATATCAGTCTTCTTGTTTCTTCAGGTCTTTCTTTTCCAAATGTCCAGGTTTTATCCCCCTTTCTCATTTCGCTAAATATTTTGTGAGATCTTTCGTCAAATGATCCTTTGCCATATCCACCGCTTGCAACATTGATCAAATCAGCATTGTTTTTTAATTGTTCAGATATATGGAATATTTCCCTATCAAAAGCCTGTTCTTCAGATAATCCAGACTCAAATATTTTTACTATTGGAAATGCTCCGCTAAATGTTTGATACCATCTTTTACTTCTTTGTAAAAACATATAAGCCCTATTTTTACAGCCTTTTCCAATATAACGACAATTACCAGCATCATCAAAATGACCATAAACGTAAAAGATGTTATCCATAATTTATCCTTTCAAAAATAAATTATAGAATACCCATTCCCACCGGCAAAGTCATCAACAATTTACTAAAAGCATAAGCAAAACCGGCAATTAGACCGGCAGTGTAAGAATATGCCAGCACAATTTCCCACTGCAAAAAACCGCCATCAACTTCATCAGATCTTAGGAAAAACCTGAATCTTGGGTGAGCCCTGTCGCCTAAAACTGTATCGCCAGATTTTCCAATGCTTCCCGCAACGGGAGTCGTCGCGTCAACTTCAGTTCCGGCGTTATTATAAACCATCGCATCGGCGTGCATCGTTATTGCTGTCGCCAAGCTTCTTCCTTCACCAGCAGCCGCGCCGCCGTTGTCACCATAAATCCGCACCTGCGATCCAATCCGCGCTGGATCAAATTGATTAGCAGTTGAAACCTGCCAATCCATATCAACATGAAGACCACCAGCCAAACCATCAGCATTGTTTGGACCCGTTGATGCCGATGAATTTCCCATGTTAAGAATCGTCGTAAGATCGTTTGCAGCAGAATCAGCGCCGCCATAAGTGAAACCAGTTCCAACACCATATTGTTGCAAAAATGTTTTGAGATCCGTGATTGGATCGATTGTAGCATCGTGACGAATGAAAACATTTTTATGACCAGTGTTAGCTGGCTGTGAGATGATCGGCGCATACTGTCCGTTTATGCATGATCCCATGTCAATACCAACGCCATCAGGCCCTTCAAGATCATCGTTAAAAGCCGCGCCGTTAATTGTTTCGCTTACTGTCAAAAGAACCGCCATTTTTTTCCCCTTTTATTATTCGCCCGTTATTGTCGCGTTATAACCGCCAACAGTTCCCGCATAGCCTGGAACATATCCAGAAAATGGACACATTTGGAAAGACCATAGCTTAACAGGTATTTTTAGCCCATCAGGATCATAACCAATTTCTCTTATTAAACAAGGCACCAAATCATACTCGCTACTGCCTATTTTAACATCTAAATAGACCCAACCACCAATATCTCTCAGAAGTGACCGCCATGTTAGATTACAGCCCAATATTTCAATCGTCGCCGATGCAATTTTTAGAGTTTCAACAAGCTGATCGATAACAGTATTTTGCTTGTAAAGATTAGGAAACACAATCTTTTTTGATATTTCCTTGCCAATTTGGGATATTGCCGCGCTGTTTCTGTAGATCGCCGTTAATCTAGCGTTCTCGTTTCGTATTGGCGAAAAATTATAAACAGCTTGCGCTCTGTTAAAATTATTCTTGTCATCAATTGCTGTTTGAAAACTCCCCTTTTCAACGTCCCAATTTCTGATTGTATGGGTAGGCGAATAAATAAAATTATCAAAATGGAGCGAAGAAAGCTTAAGAGTCAGATTAACATCAACGAATGACTCTAATCTAACTTGTTCTAGCATCGATAAAACATATTGCATTGCGCCCTGCGGTTCTTGAATCCATACTCGACTTACCATTGTTGATATCGCGCTCTCTGTCGGTGTCGCTTTATCTCTGTAAGAATCCCATGAGCTATCAAAATCACCGTCAACAAGCCCGCCAAATGTTTTCAAAATATCTTTTGCTTGAGAGACAATATTATCAGTGTATGTCAAAAGATCTTTACCGACTACGCGCACATAAAACTCATCTGACTGCTCAAAATTGTAAGCGATATAACCGCCCTCACCATCATCAACCCATGTTGTTGCTGTTCTCTGTTTGATTTCAAATGTGCGGTTATCACCAGCTATATTTTCAATTTCTGTTGCAGGAACAAGCGAGTAGATATCATTTTTTCTCAGATAAATATTGGTTTCATCAAGATCTTTCAGAGCATTTTCACTAATTAACAATTTTACGTTTCTTGCTGTAGCTGTAGGCGCGGCCTGAAATTTGTGGATACCGCTTTGTGTTCCTGTTGTATTTACACTAGATCCGCCGAGAGATGTTGAAACCTCAAAAGTAAGATTGGCAGTAATGTTTTTGACAAAATAGTCAGTTCCTGTTGATAGTCCTGTCGGTAACGCTCCCGATGTTGTTAGCTGAATCTTGTCGCCATCCTCAAGATTATGTTCATTGCATTCAAAAATTGCTGGTGATGAGATTGTAACGGTGAAAATTCTTTCTTTGAAATCAACATGAGGATCATTGCCATTTGTGCAATATGTCGGAACAATCGCAGGATCTGGATCCAAATCCTCTAACCACGATCCATAGATGATTGGCAAAAGTTTCCCTACGTTTTTTTCCTCGATCTTTGGAAAAGATGCCTTTTGCATCGTAGTTTTTGGAAAGCTCTGATTGATTGCATCGAATTTGTCACGCGCTATAATCGTAATGCTGGCTATAGATCTTTTAAAACCGCCAACATCAGTTATAAAACCCTCAAATATTGTCCTGTATGTTCCCGCCGATTCAGCGACACCAATAAGCACAGAAACCTTTTTCCCGATCCATCCGCCAAAGGACGCGCCGCCTGGTAGGTATTTATTGAATCTACCATCAACATTAGAAAGATCGAGTTGAACACTTGAAAATTGTAAATCAGGCGCGAGCCATTCGCCAACAGTTCTGTTAATAATAGGGAAATTTGTTAGAGCCTCATAAAATGTTTCACCAACGTATTTATTTCTGTCAGAAGCATAGATGTAACCATCTGGTGTTTCGATGTTTACAATCATCTCAAGTTTGTTTTCCAAATTGTTGGCGCAATCATCTAAAAGACCCTGGTCAAGCGTTGTTGCTGTTAGATATCTTTTTCTGTCAACATTACTCATAGTGATTCATCCACTTCTATAGAAAAATCGACATAATCAGCGCCATCACCCATGTTTAGATGGGTTTCTTCTGGCATAGTTGAAAGCTTTCCAAATACTGCAAACCGCGCTGGATCCGTTGAATCTGGTATCCAAAGGCATTTTAAAGACGTTCTTGCATAGTCGAAAACATAAACAAGATTTTCATAATTCCCCCTGCCATACGATAGCTTTTGAAAATCAAGATTAACTGCCTTTTTTAGCGATCTATCGTTCGATACGTTTGTAAAACCTTCTGTATTGACCTTGTCTGAAAAATGAATCTTGCGCTTTCTAACCTGATCAACAAAGCATTCACCTTGCAAAACAATAGAGCTACCGAAAACAATAGTTCCTATCGATAAATGATTATCTGGGTTTGTTGTATCAGAAACAATCAATCTCCAATACCTGTATTGCTTATTTGGGTATGTTGGCGCAATGTAATAGATATCTTGATTTCTGACTATTGTAATCGGTATCGATTCACCAACGGTTGAAAAGTCAGAAAAATTTGATCCCTCGAAAACTATAGCCGCCGATGTTGTGATATTGTGATTTAAAATTGCAAGCGTATCAACAGCAACACCCTGCGTTTTTTGAGTATCGCAAACGAGTATGACATACTTATCACCGTCAATAGATTGCCAACGCTGTTCGACAATATCAGTATTGAGATTTGATACAGAAAAATCCCCTGGTGCGGTTGATGTTGATGTCCAGTTTACTCCGGATATTCCACGCGATGGGAATTCATAAAGCACACGCAAATTGTAATTGTTGTAAAGAATAAATTTTATTTGCATACCTAGTGAATATGCTCTAACGCGCTCCACTTCCATGCCGAGCGCTTTTAAATGATCCTTAATTTGGTTTCTTATTTGCGATGCCGTAAAAGTAAGAGCCTCGATTACGCGATTAACTTCAGCGCCAATAGGAGCATCTTTTTTAAGTATCAGCCTTATTTCCATTGGACCGGCAACACAATAGCCGCCTGTCAAATATGGCGTTTCAAGATATCCTTGATTGAGATATCCTAACCCCTCGCAAGAAATATGAGGAAAGCTTTTATCCATCCTTACTTCAAAGCCCATAGATTTGGCTTTGTCGTTAATGTATCCCTTGGATTGCGCCGCATTAGCTTTAAGCCTATCATTTATGATTCTATGCGTTTCCATTCCAAGCGGTTTTTGTGCTAATACTGTCATTTCAGACTGTAGCGCAACATAGTCGAGTTGATCTAAAAATCTAGCCTCGACTTCAAAACCAATCGGACTATCTTTTTTCATGATCAATTGTACTTCACACCCAAGCGCATGATCTTTGATCATTACGCGCTCAACTTCTAATCCCAATGTTTCAGATGCATCGCCTATGATTTTATTAATTTCAGATGCCATTTGCTTTTGACTGAAAAGTCCCGCCAATACTTCAATACCGATTGGTTTTTGATAATCAACTATCGAGCGTGATAGTTCCATAGCAACAGGCTTTTGATAATCAGATATGACATTTCTGATTTCCATTCCGATTGGTTTTTGCTTGTCAACAATCAATAGCCTTGTTTCCATTCCAAAGCTGTGTTGTGCGGTTCCGCCTAAATATGGTTCTTCATCTAAATATAAATTTTCTAAATATCCTTGTGTTTGCGGGTTTGTCATGATCTGATTCCCTTGCTGCTAATTACAAATTCACCGTTAAGCGTTCTTCTTTTGATGTCTTCTTTGATCCTTGGCATAAGCGTATTTCTGAAAAAAGTATCATCAATCGGCTTTGTTGTCTCGATCTCAATATTAATAGTGATATTCGGTTGCATCATCTGATTGCCAGTATTTAATGAGTTGAGATATCCCAATCCTAGCCCTCTAGTCGCGTTTCTGTTGATAACAAATTCGCCTGGATTTAACATCGCTGGCACCTGCCCACCGAGCGCAAATGATGGAACCAAACCGCCGCTATGAAATTTGTTTGCCTCAAACATCTTCATTACCATGTCAAACGCCTGTTTTCTGACAACATCCCAAAGACCGCCAAGAGGAGTCAAAATGTCTTTAACAACCTCAACCGGAGACGGTATTACTGTTTGATCGCCAATCGAAACGCCTTTATCAGAAATGCCTATTGTAGTTCCACCAACTTTAATCGATCCACCCCAATATCGTTCTGGTGAAAGCCTTCCAGAAAGAACGCCGTCAACAATTGATTTGATACCCTGGTTTTCCATCATAGACCTTGGAATAATTGCCTCGCCTGGTGATAGTAGCGCTAAAACTCGATCATTAAGTTTACTGTCGCCGCCAACCAAAGCATTGCCAGGAACAAGACCGCCCTTTGCAAATGAAATAAATGGAACATCTATATTAGGCCCCATTTTGCTCAATGTTTTTTCAACAGTTCCTTGACCACTAGCTCCTTCTATATTAAACATTTTCTTAAACAGATTGCTTGGATCTAGTTTCGCTAGCTGATCACCTAAAAGCTTTCCAATTCCTGATAAGCCATTTTTAAGACCATCCCAGATCTTTGTACCGATCCCAGAAAAAAGATTTCCGTTATCCTTGATTCCTTTGACAAGCCCATCCCAGATCTTTGTACCGATATCTTTGAGTGATTCCCAGAAGCTTGAAAACGATTTTATAAGCCCATCCCAAACGCTTTTTATGATGTCGATGATTGTTGTTAGCGCGGCAATAACACCATCCCAAATGCCTCTTAAACCATCCCACAGTGTTTGTAGTGTTGTCAAAACATGCTGCCAAATGCCTTTTAGCCCTTCTAATAGCTGCGATCCTGTCTTTACTATGGTATCCCATACGCTTGATAGTGCTTCTATAACTACCTTCCAGATCGATTCGAGAGCATTCCAAAGATTTGTTAGCGCTTCGATTACAATTGCCCAAAGAGCCTCAACTGCTTGCCAAACGCCTTTTAGAGTATTGATCATTCCATCCCACAACAATTTCACAAAATCCCACAATCCGCGCCACATTCCAACAATACCATTCCAAACATCTTGTAATATTTTCAATAGTTTGTGCCACCACATGGTAAGATAGTCTACCGATTTTTTAGCTCCATCATAAATGTTATCTTTGATCTTATCAACGATATCACCTGTTGTTGCTCCTGCCTGTAAATCCATAACAGCGAATATTTTGCTTGACTCATTTGTCAATGTTTTTGATGCCGCTCGCCATGACTTCGTTAAGTCATCACCAATCTTTTTTGTGTCAGGACCTTTTATCGATATTCCCTTGAGAAAATCACCGAGCTTTTTAATTCCATTGACTATGCCGTTTATTATTCCATTAACAACAGCACCAACAACGCGCATCCAGGCAACCATGAGTTTGGGTATAAGCTTTATAAACGCCTGAACAAACATCCATACCATTCTTGGAGCATTATCAATTATTGACACAACAAGCTTTTCAACGATATCTGGAATCCTATCAATAAACTTATCGATCACATTTGGTAGCTGATCAAGAAGACTTTCGAGAGCCTTTGGTAGTTCTTCGGCAGCATGATCGACTATTGTTTCTATTATATCAGGTATTGCTTGCATAATGTTTGGAATGAAATTCTTGATAAAATCACTTAGTGACCGATTCAGGTTTTTAAATGAGTTTAAAAGAACACTTCCGAAGTTTGTAAGCTTATCGAATAAACCTGATATTTTGTCGATAAATTGCGGTATGAAATCTATTATTTTACCAATCGCATCCATAATCATTGATGCTACATTTATTCCTGCCGTCATCATACCTAACGTGCCTTGCTGGAAAACTGTAGTCAAAGAATTAGCGGCTTCTGAACCAGCCTTCATGATGTTTTGATATTCAAAAGATGGTTGCTTTGCTAATGCAGCTTCTTTTTCTAGCTCTAAAATCTCCTTATATTTTTGTACAGTATCCTCGATTACTTGATTGCTAATATTTAAATATCTAGCTCGTCTAACCAAAACATCTAGTGACTTAATTTGTAAATCGTAAGAATCAGAGGTCTTCTCATACTCTGTTTTTGCGCTTTCTGTGTTTTTATTATTTATCTCTGATATTTTTTCACCCAAAGAAATTAGCAATTTCATGCTTTCCTTAGATTCTTTTGTTGCTATGTATTTAGATAATTCACCTCCAGCTTTCGCTATTTCTTCATAAGCTCCTATTTGAGCGGATTTAAAAAACTCAAGTTTATCTGTTAAGTTTTCATAAGAGCTTGCCATCAAGTCAAAACCATCTTCTCCCTCATTGAAAAAAGAAAAACCAATTTCTTCAAGCTTAATCATTTCGTCTTCTAATTTAATTATTTCATTCTTTATAAACTCAAGATATTTATAATGAGATAATTGGTTTACAAGTTTAACCGTTTCACCGAGTGTTTTTCTTTCATCTTCTCTAAGTTTTCCAAGCCTTTCGATTCCCTTAAGCTGTTTATACAAAAGCTTTTGCTGATCATCGGCTTGTTGATATATTATTTCTGCCTCTTGACCTGTTGTTTTTCTTATTTCATTTTGGATTTGTTTTTTAAATTCTAAGACTTTTTCTATTGTGTCTAATCTCAGTTTTTCCATATCAAGAAGATTCTGCATTTTTTGCTTTTCAAGATCAGCATATTTAGCAGCTGCTTGTTTTTCATCTATATTGCTTTGTAATACAGATTCAATTTCAGTATTGATTTGTTTCTGTTTGGCCAATATCTTGTCAAACTCATCTCCTATGGTTAGCTGCCTTTGAATCTGAGAATCAAAGCCCTTATTGATATCAGAAGCTAATTTTATAACAGTATCTCTATATGTTTGCGCTGCTTTTTTAGCTTCTTCCATTTGTTTTTTGATAGCTTGACTTTGATTTTTCAATTTGTCGTTGAATTTATCGGCAGAATAACCAGATTTATTAAACTCATTTCCCATTCCCTTGACTATCTCAACAACGGATCCAATCGCACCAGTGTCAAACTGTATCGAATCAGCGGTTTGCTTTATCTGATCAATCGTTTTTGATTGCTTCTCATTTAAATCATCGTAATTTGCAGCAAGATCGCCGATTGATTTTTTCGCTTTCTTTCTTAGATCATCAAGAGACATTCCAAACATATTCAGCAATTTTTCTGGAATAGCCTCGGCTACCGATTGACTCAAATCATAGAACAGTATTTTTAGCGCAACAATTCCTTTTTCAAATTGAATCATCAAGTATGACCAAGATTGCTTGACGATATTAATCATCGTTGGTATTTGACTTAAATTCCTAACAACAAGATCTATTGCCAAAGCTAGAATAGCTGCTTTTGCAGCGACTAAAGCAATTGGTATTGCCGCCGCAAAAAAAGCCGCCGCAACACCAGAGATTGCAGTTCCCAGCGCAACGATTGCAGCTAATATTGTAGGACCAAAATATGTTAATATTGCAGTTCCAACAGCCATTAAAATTGGTACAAGCTTTTCAAGATGCTTAGAAGATGAATCAATCCATTCGGAAAATTCTGATATAAATTTATTTGCTTTTTCTAAAGTGGAGATCATCCAATTATAAGCATCTCCAAGATTGAATATTTTAGATATTAATTCGCCTATTCCTTCGTATAAATTACCTAACAATATCTCTTGATATTTTTGTTTATCGGCAAGTGTTACAAGCTCTTTTTTTGAGAAGTCAGAATATTTCTTCGCAAGAATATCTATCGCTTCTCCCTGCCTAATTTGATATTGCGTTAATAGTTTTACCTCTGGTGCATATTGTGCTAGCTCTCCGGCCTCTCCCTTAAGTGTTGCTGCTAACTTTTGAAAAGATGCATTTAAATCATCTCCTGTCACATTGGAAAGAGATGTCGCTGTAACAATCATCTTTTCTAATAGATCATCGTTTATTCTCATAGCCTTTCCTTTTGCTATGAGATTCAAAACATATTCACCATCAACAAGAGAGTTTTTCTCAACAGCATCGGCGAATGACTCCCACTTCTTTATTGATTCACCTATATTTTCTTCATTTATTAGCTTTAGTGTTTTTGAAAGATCATATGCGGCTTGTTCTTTTTCTTTAAATGCGCTTATCACTTTGTTTATTGGATCAATTATCGCGCTATATGCTTTTCCAGCAAGATCTAAAGCCTGATTTATAGCAATTAAACCGCCGCCAACACCGCCTAGTTTTGATCCAAAATTATTTAGAAAATCACCTGCTTTTTTTGCGGAGTTATTCATTGATTCAAAACTAGACACAACACCAGAAACGCTTTTGTTTACACCGCCAAATGCTTTACCTAATCTAGGATCAATATCAGTAAGGTTTTTTTCTATCTTGTTTCCAACGCTCAAAAGACTTTCTAAACTATTTTTTACAGCCTCAACATTTTTTGTAGCGCCTTTTGATTCTACTGATAATTCAATCAGCATATTTTCTGTGACTGCCATTTAAAGCCCCTATTTTTTTAGCTTTGGCGTTTTCATACTTGAGATTTTACCATCACCTACAATCATTTTAACCCTTGAAACAAATTGAATCTGCTTATATCTTGGAACAAACCAAGAAACCTGCTCTACCCACCAATCTGGTTGATCGTTGATACCGCCATGAGTCAAGAGGATATTACCTGTTTCTGATGCTACTATTAAGAGCTTAAAAATTGAAACGACTTCGATGTCCCACCCAGCTTTTGCCGGACAAAATCCGTAAAGCTCCCCGCCTTGGCTAATTTGAATCGGCCAAAATGCACCATCTTTTTCGGTAAAATCTTCCCGATCTTCTTGGCAACGTCTTAATTTTTTTATGGAATCTTTGCAGTTTTGGCAATCGAAAGATCGGCCTTCGGCTTTTAATCTGGAATGATCAGCAAGTGATAGCTCTGCAAGCGCTATCAGCTTTTTTTTAGATCGGCCTTACCCTTGTTTTGCATGACATTTTGCCGAGCAACAAAAAGATCTGAAACAATACCGGCAGCAATGAGCTTTGCGATAAAATCATCGGACGCGCCGTTATCCTCATTATGCTTCGAGAATTTGATTTTCTGGTCTTCTGGGATGTTGTCTGGATTCTTAACATCACAGAGAGCACATCTTACTTCCTCGGCCATAAATGACATTTGAAATTGCGCTTCTCCTTTTTCAAATCGCAATTGCTTGTTCTGTACTTTTTGCGCCATCTTATAAGGCAGAACCTTGCGCATTACAAATCGCGTTGGTTCATCGCCGTCAACGAATTTAAGTTTAGATTCATCAAGATCTTTTAGATAATCAGCATAAGTCTCATCGAATCCATTTTCATATGCGCTATCATCTTTGATAATAGCACCATCAATTTTTGCGATAACATCTATAAAACCATCTGAAATTTGACTTAATGTAAGACCCATAAAAACCTCCACAAAATGTTTCTGCTAGAATGCCATGAACAAAAAAAATGCGCGACATATTTTATGCCGCGCTGAAGTAAATCATGGAGTCTAACAATACGCCATCAAGTAAAGTGTACGCTAATCTCATCAGCAGCGTCAAACGCCGTTTGATAAGCGTTTCCGGTGAAAGTCACCGGTACGCTACCAGTATCAGGAATTGCAATCGATGGAATTGAAAATTTAACATTTGGCAATCCAACTTTCAAATAGCGCTTTGTGTTATCGCCAAGCTCTAACGTGAGATCTTGACCATCAAAGTTTTGAACAGAATTGAAAATAGCCAAAAGATTTTCATCCATATTGCTTTCGAAAGTCACCTCGGCAGTCATCCTGTTTCCGGCAACATAAAACGGAGCCTTGAGAGAATCAGAACCATAGCAATAATTGACAAGCTCATGATCGTTTGTCAGATTGACGCCAACAGATCGAGCGCACAGCGTACCGAAACCGGTTACCGCGAAAGATCCAACAAGACCGGTTTGCGGATTGTCGATAGCCGTTGGTGTTGCTGGCTCATAATAAACCAGGTAAAGTGGCGCATTAAGACCAGAGCCATCAGCGTCCGCCAAAACAGCACCATCAAGAGTTACAACATCGCCGACAACCGACACGATTTTCCTCGGCGTACCATCCGGAGTATCCGCGCTGCGCGTAGTCCCGTTTGCCTCGATCAACATCACCATGCCGCCGATTGCCTTTTCGAACAGTTTCCCTTCACCAGCTTGCAGCGTTACGGTGTTCGCGCCATCGTTATCCGTTGTGCTTTTACCCATGCCGATATAGAGCGCATCTTTACAAGCTCCAGACCATTCACAAGTCGCTTCGCCATCGCCTGGGAAAGTCATGTTACAACCCTGGATAAACGAGCCGCGAGCTTGCCTTGCCCATTTGTCCGAGCATTCAACAAGCGTGAATGTGAAGTTTGGAACAGCAGCGGTATATTTTGGACCGCTAGAAATGTCTTCAGCGCCTAACATTGATTTCCACAAATTGCGCACCGCTGGATCGATCTCAGTAACACCAGGCGCAACAACAGTGTCGTCGATGTTGAAATAAGTCGAGAAGCTAAACGATGCCTCTTTTTTCTTCTTTATAATGTTGTTGTGATGCCTACCACTGCGATGTGGCGAGCTTTCAATTGGCTGAGTATGTTCGATTGATCCGCCGCCAAGCGTAAAAAAGAAGTCCGTTCCAGCTGGAGCTATAAGCTCCCCCCTTGTCGTTTCTGGTTTTAGATACCATCGCTGTTCAAGAGCAATAGACACATTACCAGAGCCATAAATGTCTGCATAATTTTTAGCCATTTGACAATCTCCTACTTGTCAGATTAAAAAAATAACCCATTTTTCCTAAACGGTGTTGAGATTATCTTAGCATGGTCTAACAAGAGATTGGTAGTAGTCAACCTGTAAGTCGATTCTTGCGGTGTAGAGTGGTTGCAGAACGTGAAGATCTGTTGTTGATCCCAAAAGCCTCATGTGAATCACTTCTTCGATGCCGAGCTTAGGATCCGCAAAAAGAGCCTGTTCGGTTTCTTCGATTAAATCCCAAAGATCTGTTTGTTTAGGAACATAATTTGTTTTTGGACCTATGACAATTTCAACGGTAAGATTCCAGGTTTTTTTTGCTCTTGTGCGCTCATGAAGTGAATCATCACCCAAGTCGATTATTTGCGCTGCCGGCAATTCAAACTCTTGAAAATCGCTAGCAAGGAGCTTGATAGTCTCATGGCTTGCCCAATTATAATCGCCCATCGCTTTCAGGATTGTGATTAATTTTTCAGCAATTTGAGATCTGATCGAAGACATCTATTTCCCCAAATATTCTCTAATAGTTTCAATGATATACTTCTGAGAATCCTTCAGCGCTGGTCTAAGATACGGCCTTGGTCGCCAACGCCATTCAGACCCGCTTTTGATAATCACCCGCTTGCTTGCCCTTGGAGCCCGATCTTTCAAAGCAGCAAATATTGCCCTACGCTGCCTTTCCGTTACTTTGCCGCCGTATTCATTCATTGCAGCATATTTCACACCAAATGATCCGATGTAAACCCCCTGCGTATCGCCTTGGCGATAAAACTCCCACCGCAAAGAGTTGATCAATCTTCCAGTGTCAACCATTCTATGCCTACGCACATTGATTTTGGCTTTTGCAATGATCATCATCGCAATTCTGAGCATTGCGTTTTTAATACTCGGAGAATCACCTGATACTTTTTCGGCGATGACATTCATGCGAGCAATAACAAATGAGATATTGTTAGCCATTTCGAACCGGCGCGTTTAGGTTTGGTATTTCCATGCGCTTGTAACGATTAATTGCATCTTTTACGACTTGCGGAGCTTGCTGTAAAATTGTTACCGACTCATCGCCCTTGCCTTTTGAGGTTCTTCCGATATCCTGGTTTTGCCGGATCATGTAATAGTATGTTGTCAGCCAAAGACATGCGTTTTCAAGGTCTGATGGAACAGAAGCATAACCAGCATTATAGACTATTTTGATGTTGTTAAACCCATTTGGAAATGTGCGCGATATCAGAACAACAGAGTTTAAATCATCTGCAATTCTGTATTGATCAGAATCAAGCGTTGTTGCTGGATCTGTAAATAGTGCTGATTGATCGATTGCTAGTGATGTAATCGAATTGATCGGCCATTCTCTTAGAACAATAATATTTCCATTCCTGCCGTGCTGATACTCAGTAATTGCTTGCGCTTTTATTTTTCTGTTCGTATCGCTTTCGATTTCTTGCGATGCCGCATTGATGCAAAACTCGACAATAGAGTCCTGGGATGTCTCACCCACCGGAATTTTTAGATAAGTTTTAGCAAATGCTAAAGTCGTTAGCGCGTTAGCGTTTAATGCCATTATTTACCCCATCCTGAAACATCCCATTATCTATCTCTTTATTTGTTAGATAAAGAGCAAACCCTAGACCAATTGCTGATGAATAACATACCAAATCAATAAAAAAACTCAATGACCATATATCGTATTCACCGCCAATAAGCTTGAAAAAAATGAATAAAAAAAGACTGACTACCGCCATTGAATTTAGAAAAAAAATGCTATAGATAACAAAAGCCAAAAAGAAGAAAGTCATCATCTTGATCACTTTTGTCATTTTGATCGCATTGCCTTGTTTTCATAATCCTTGGAGCATTTATCTTCTTGTGGTTTTTCAGTCGGCTTTGTTCCATCTACCACTTCAAAAAATCCAGGATATCTTGAAAGAATATCATAGGCTAATTGATCGTCAAAACGAACAACTTCACCAACGCGAACCTTCCTCGTTTCTTTTTTCCCCTCAACAATGTATTGAATAATGAGAGGCTCCTGTGATTTGTGTGACGGCCCTTTTTTTAGAACTAGATCCATTTTCTTAGTCTCCATTGTTTTTTCAATCTTGCTATATAAAGTTTGAGAAAACCGATTTTAGAAATAATCTCGATCCTCTCTGAATGAACGCCGATCATACCAGATAAATTGCTTACAACACCATCATAAATTATGATTGGTTTTGCTGGACTATAGTATTTTTTCAGATTCTCATTGCTCGACTCATATGCATAAATATAATGGGTAGCGCAATCGAGAAGAACAACAAAAAGCCATGCCGTGACAAGAAAAAACCCAAGCTTTCTATCTGTGATAAAATAGCCGTTCATCTCTGAAATCCATTTGTAGCGATCAATCATTGCGATTGCTTCAATTCCCTTTTGCGTTTTCGGAATCTGTCTTATTGATCGTGCGTTTTTCTTTTTGGCAATGATAAAACCGCCAACAGCCTTTTTTCTTTTATAAATCAAAAATGACTTTCCAGTCAGTATATAATCAATTGGGAATTTAACACCAGATAATTTATAAAACGCCTCTTGATAGTCAAGAGCCTGTGTTAGTTTTCGCGCTCGCTTAATTGAGATTTGTAACATAAATGTTGCATCTCCGGCGTTATTGCATCATCAAAATATGGATAAATGTTCAATTCATATTTTAACAAAATTTCAGCAATAGGATCTGCAATATTTGTGCAAAGGAATGTTGTTTTTGAATAATAGGGGTTTTTCTTTGGCGGATAAAGACCGATGAATCTATAAATAATTCCTTTACATATCAACCAAAACCATGCTGCAAAATTGTATTTAGAACCGCACATATCAAAGAGAATTTCGCAGCATGTTTTTTCGTCATCGTCAGACATATCAATATAGATCGAATAAACCTCTTTGTTTATCGTATTAAACCGCTTAATTGTTTGGCATTTAAAGCCCGATGTTGAGCAATCAAAAGCAATATCTTTTTTTGGAAATAGCAAACCGACATGAGATATTTTTTCCTTGCCCAAATACTTTTGAAGCTTAGAAAGAAATTTATCATTTGTTGTATATGAAAACTTCACTCTTTGTAATGCTCCAAAAAGATCTGGACACCAAAACGATTAGCATCTGTCACAACATCATGCCTTATCCTAAAGCAAATTGGAATATATGCCGGAAGTGGATCATCATTAGCAGTTCTTGAATCGATCAAAAAAACGTGTCCATTTGGGAAAAAGCGCAAATTAAGACCGCCTTGAACATACGGAACAAGCCCCATTCCAATGGCAGATAAATCAACGAAGCACCATAAATATGCCGACCAACTTGGTGGATCCAATATCTGAACACTTGCGCCAATGCATTTGCGATCATATATCGGTGTCCATATGCAATCAGTCATATAGCAATCAGTATCAAGTCTATCTTGAAAATCTTCATCACTTTCACTTTGACCTTGTGTAAGCTCATCACCATCAACATCATAAAATTTTAGTGTCGCATCTCCATAATCATCAGCACTAGCAACAGAACCAGCACCAGTTTCTTTTCGGTTATAAAGTGATTTATGCTTGCCCACAAAAAAATCAAAGCCCCTTGGCTCATAATGCCAAGCCTCTCCTACAATTTGATTTTTTGTTAGTGGTAGTCCGATAGAGTCCTTTGGCTGTAGTTTTTTGTTTGAATCTGATTTGTAGTTATCTTCGAAGTCGTCAAGATCCGTTGTGTCTGAGGGATTTTTGTCAAGCATACATTCAACACAAAAATCACCATCAAAAGCTTTTAAATAATAAAATTCATTCGTCTCTATATATTGAATATTTAGGCTTCTATCGTCAACAAATCCTTTAAATGCAATCCAATTTGTTTCCACTTTTATGTCTCCAAAATGCTTACAAGACCGGCTCTAAAATTTCCATTCGATGTTGATTTTCTAGCATATATTTTAATCGATGAATCGAATTTCATAAATGATCCGTGAGGAGATTCCCACCTTAAACCATTTGTTTCTGTAATTGAAAATCCAAGGTGGGGAGTCATTGAGTCAGCACCTACAACCTTGTAATCATAAAGAGATGTTCCCCACAAATCGTTTGTTGATATTCCTGTTGATCCCATAAAAATAGAATTACCATCATTTTCCATCTTAATAAGCCAATTCGTATTCATTGATTCAAGCATCAAAAAAAATCCCAACAAATACCCAGATCCCTGGTATTCAAAAAGCTTTACAAATGATGTTTGAATATTCGTTCCCCTGGCAACACCACCATTTGTATCATTCATATCAAGATAGATTAGACGTTTATCAATAACTGGACGATCATCAGAATTACCGCCTGATATATTTGCTTTGACGTGTAATCTTTCTATAGATCCATCTGTCTCGCTTGTGATCTTTGCGCCAATCGGCCAACCATTAGCCTCATCTCCCTTATATCCCTTGATAAAACTATCATCTCTATCCCATCCCATATCAGACCTCTGTGATTTTGCCGTCTTTGTCGATAACTTTTTTTAGCTCTAAAATATTTGCATCCATTTTCTTTATCACGCCTGTTATTTGCGTATAAAGCCTTGTATATGTGAAAGCTTCTTTTGTTGTCATGTTCGGAAGTGTTGCGTGAGTATAGATAAAATTAACAAAATCAGAAACAGATTTAACATCTGACTCGGTAAACGTCATTGACATAAGACCCCCAAAATAAAAATCCCATGCCGATGATAGACCGACATGGGCATTTTCTCAAGAGCCAAAGAGTGATTAGCTTAGTTCCATCACGCGTAGATCTTCACTGCTCGCGCCTGTGCGGCCAATAATCTGAGGAGCAACGCTTGCGCCAACACGCGCAACATGTTGCATTCCTGGATGCAATGGAAAACCGTTTGCCGTTGTTACGCCGGTTTTTCCCCAATAGAGCGATTTGTTGCCTTCGTTTGCGAGCCATAGCCATTTGCGATCTGCTAATGCAGATGTTACTAAGTTAACAGCCGTGGTCGAAACAGCGGTTGCGGTGTTTTCTATTGCTGTATCTGCCAAATCATCATCAATATCGATGTCACCAGGATTGATTACATTAACATCTAAACCATGATCGCTACCTACCGTTGTGCCTGTATAAAGCGTTGTGCCATCGCCTAAAGCAACAGAATCAGAAACGTGCGTTAGATCCCTGATATCTAAATCATCAGCGCTTACAACAACATCGTTTTGAACGCTAACCGCCAAGCTCTGCACACCGCTTTCATCCGTTGAATCGATAGCAACGCCATTGCCATCGAAAAGGCCAGCAGCGACTTGCAACCACTCACTAGAATCAATCGTCTTGGATCCGATCAAATCACCATCAGTTCCAGCGCGAACAAATGCGCCTACACTTGAGCTTGATGCTAATGTATCAGCATCTGTAGGATCGAAAACTAATCTTTGTGTTACGCTTGCCATGAGATCCCCCTATTTTTTATGACCATGACATTAGTTCTAGTCTTTGATTTGCCTTGATCGCTTGAAAATAAATTCTGGTGTTTGCTCTTTCAATGTTCTTTTTTTCAAAGATTTGACCTGGATACAAACTCCAATATTTAGTTCCGCTCTCACCAACATTATACGATAATCTGATCAAAACCGTACCTGTATTTTGGATGATAAATTCTTTTGTGTTAGTTGGAAAATCGTAAAAATATTCGGTGTTGGCTAATAAAATAGTATAATTGTCAATGTTTGGTGTTACGCTAGGCGATAGTGTGCCGCCTGAAACAATAACCTCTAATTTCCCATTATCGCCGCGCAAAAAATAGTACTTGTTTTCAGCTTCATCATAAACCGCAATAGCACTACCGGCGTCTGTTGTCAAAAGCGCTTCTTGTCCCTCTCGAAACGGAGCCTCTTGCGGAAATGACGATACTGCCGTGATATACACGCCGAACGTAGCATTTCCGCCCGTTATTGAGATCTCTAAAAATGCTTTGTTGTGTATTCCCGAAACAAGCCTACGGTCTGATGTATCTGATGTTGATATGAGTTTGTGCGCTGCTATATAAATTTTTTCGCCTGGCATTGATCCAGAACCAGGACCAATATCATACCATCTGCACAATATTTCAGCACCTGGATCAATTTCCTTTACCCAAAGCGTTGATAAAATACTGTTAGAGTATGTTGCGCTCTTGATGAGATAATCACCGGCCGGAAATGAAGAAACCGGAACTAGCGCAATTGTATCATATATTCCAAGCCTGATTATTCCAGCTGCACTATTCATCTTTGACCCCAAATGTAAAAAAACGACTATCACTCATATAGCAATAGTCGCTCTTTTAAACCACCAATCCTTGCGCTTATTTTGCGATATTGTAGCCGTATGCAACGGATTTCTCAACGGCGCCCTGCGCGTGTCCGATGAAACCGCACCGACGATAGGATGCCATCAGCCAACGATCATGATAGGGAAGATCCTGCATGACTTTGATTTGAATCGGACGACGATTGCCCAAATACCAGCGCGTCATGTTGACCAAAAGCATTGCGCCTTGAGTCGCTGTAACGCCATCATAAACGCCGGAAGCGTTAAGATCTTCTCTCATATACTCGCTGCAAACAATCGGGATTCCCTGCCATGCTGCTAATGCACCTTGTAGCACAGTCGCCATTGGACCAAATTTGTCAACCGTGACAACGGTATCAAAATTGAGCATTTGCGTATAAACGCCGGTTCCCACGATCCAAACTAACTCCTTTTCATTCTTGCCAAACTTGCCCATCGCTGCGCGCATTGAAGTTAGTTTCGTCTCATCGGCAACGCCGTTTGTGAAATCGATCAGAACATTGTTTGCGCTGTTAGCGATTGCTTGTCTTCTCCAGCCCTTCCAGATTTTTTCTGCAAGATCGGCAGCACCAGCTTGCGTATCGCTGTCCAAGTGCGTTCCATCGTCGTCGCCATTGATCAGCGCCGTTTCAACAGCATTTTTTTGCGCTTTGACAACATGATCCCTGCCAGCGGCCAGAAAATCAGGAGCGGAATCCTCATTCAACTCTTCCGGAATTTCATAGTACTCAGCCAATTTAACGGCGCTAACCGTCAATTTTTTGGTAGTGAATTGGCCGGCAGTCATGATTGTGCCTTCAGTTGCTTTTCGAGCAGTCGTTCCAGCTGCAACGGCAGGAATATCAAAGGGGTTTGTTGGCATGTTGATCACTTTTACGCGCTGCTCAAGAACGCGCTCAAGCTGATACTCATCGATATATGAGCTAGAAATTGCAGTCGGCACCCATTCATCACCGCCGCCAACAACGGTTGAGCCAAACGCTTTGATCGCTGGTGCAAGGACATGCTTACCAAAATAGGTATCGAGAATGTTCGAAACGCGAGCTAATTGGATATCTGATTTAGTGTTGCCATCAAGCGGCGCGCCGTGAAACATTTGTGCGGTGAAACGCGCAATATCAACGGATTTTTTGAAATTAAGAGCAACGTGCTTCAGTTCTTCAGGAACACGCGCAAATTTTCTATCGGCAACATTGATAGAGAGCAATTCTTTCGGATGTGCAACGCCAAAATATCTAAGACAACGCGACTCATCACTATCAGAGCGCGAGCCAACAACGCCTACTTGTGATTTTAGTTTTACGTTTTCTTCTTCGAGAGCTTTTGCTTTCGTCTCGATCTCACCAATTTTCTTTTTGGTTTCTTCTTGGTCTTTTAAGATCCCTTCTAATTGTTCTTTCGTTAACATGATTTTTCTCCTAATAAATCAATGACTTTAATCGAAGGTTTAAATCTTCCTGATTTTCCCTAATTCTACGAATAGCCTTTTTCATTTCCTCGTCGTCTTCTTCTTCGTTTTCTTGTTGCCTATTTTCTTGCCTGTTTTCTTCCCTTGTTTCTTCCTCTGTTTCTTCTTGCTGTTCATCAACCCTGATAGGCACCTCAACCATTTTTTCCATCGACATGTTGAGCTTTTGCAATTGATCGATCACAACACCCAGAAGAACATTGGTTTGTTTCGATAAATCGATCTGAGGATTTACAGTCTCTTGAACAGCCTCAGAACCTGTTGGAATTACGTTTTTTACCGCCTGATCATTTGCGCCTTTTGAATCTGAATTTTCATCAGATTTTTCTGGTTGTTTAACAGTTCCGCCAAATTTATTGAGGTATAACCAAGTTACCACAGCCCAATATTTTTCAGGATCTTCCCTTGAATAACCTTGATCTGCAGCTTCTTTTGCCTTTGCCCATGCTGCCTCATTTGCAACCCACGATGCTGGATTTCCCTCATCATTATTAGCGCAAGCGGAAGCCTCTGCTTGCATTTCTGCAATAGCAGATTCAACATCTTCTTTTTGCATCATTTGATCATCAGCCTTTTGCGTTTCTTCTTCTGATGATTCGGAATCATTTTCACCAGGCTTTTCTTCTTCGTTTTCACCAGGCTTTTTTTCTTCTTCTTCTTGCATCTTCTTGCCTTTGATGATTGCCTTGATCGTCGGTGTTAGATCAATTTCAATTGTTTCAACATTATCGTCATGTTTTTGGATAAATTTCCAGCAATTATCACTCTCATCAATTTTTTCTACCGAATATTTCTTTTCTGCCAGAAATTTTTTTGCTTTTTCTAAACTTTCAAACCCTTCCTTTTGCACGATCAGGCTCAATAGTTCCAGTGTACCACATGGGGAATTTTTTTTGACAGTGCTGACAATTTCTCTCTGCACATTTTTTTTGTAATTGTCCCACCATCTTCTGGCTGTTTTTGTGCGCGAATCAGATAGCGATTTCGATAGCATTGAAAATGTTGAATCTTGGTTCATCGGTATTGGCACAAATGAAATTTCTAAAAGCTCAGCATCCGTAATCCTCTTTATGTTTTCTTCTTTTGCTGAATTTTTTGGATCAAATCCAACGGAAAAAGTTTTTAGGATCCCTTCCTCAACAAGATCTCTTACAGCGGTTATTTTTTCAGTTTTGCTGTTAGAAATTTCAACTTCACAATAAAGCCCTTCTTCTTTTGGTTCGACCTTGATTGCTTTTCCAACCGGCAAAGAACCAAAAGCCAGATCCATCCCATGATCAAAAAGAACAATCGGATTCTTTTTATAGTTATCAAGTCGCCATGCCTTAGGATCTATAATTTCCTCGGCTCTATCAATTGTTGCGGCGTTTGCAAAACCAGCAACAACAATGCTTCCGTTCTTTTTTGATTTGACTTCAAAATTAAAATTCAATCTATTCATTTGGCTGTGCCTCGCTTTCTTGGCTTTGAAATTGTGCCATCTCTTTCGCTGGTAAAATTATGAACGTGCATCGGCAATTTATCACGTTTGCCGCGCTTCCGTTTGGATCCCTTGGAAATTCTAGCATCTCACCAGTTCTCGGTTCTCTGAATGATTTATCATGATCAACAACTTGACCATGAAGCCCCCAATGATCGCATTTACTATCTGCATATAAGCCGCCTGGATTTCCTCTTGTGCGGTTATCTTCTGTTGAAATCCATAGCTTCTTGAGATCTGGGATTGTCTTTGAAGCTTCTTTTGTGAGATTGTTCTGACCAATTGAGAGCGCGCCTAAAACTTCAGTCCTTGAAATCCTATCGGCTCGGTACATAATCTTATCGGCGTTAGAATAGACACCAGCAATTTGATTTGCTATTTGCTGAACAGTATCAGAATTATCGATCCCTCGACGAATAATGCGATAAACATCATTCGTTGTTTTTTCATTCATCAATTCAAATGTTCTTCTGGCTCTTTTCTCCAAATCTTTTTTCATGTCGTTTTTGACTTTCTCAGTCAACTCTGGGAGTTTTTCCTCTACCCTAAACGGCAAATCTTCGCCGAGAACATAACCAGCAATGCTTACTCCATGCGCTATTGTTTTATACTGATTAAGCCAATCGCTTGCATAGCCAGCAATTTCAGCAGCTATGATTTCTTTTATAAATTTTTCTTCTTTTGAATCTGTTTCTTTCGCTTTTTTTGGAGATGCTTTTTCGAGAATTTTATCAAGCTTTTTTATCACTGATACTGATTGATCAGCGAAAAGCTTAACAACATTCTGTGCTATTTTTTTTTGAGGATCATTGACAGCTTTTGCGATTTCTCTTTTATGTCTTTCAAACCAATCGCCGTTTTTTTTAATCAGAATATCGGCGGTGTTATCTTTTGTTTCTTGAGATTCAATTGCGTGAACATCTTCAATTTTATTAACTGATTTTAGATTGTCCGCGAATGTGTGAAGACCAAAAAAAGGCATTTGCTGATTTTGCGTGAATCCAGGCAATGCATCGCCGCCCTCAATCGGCGGTAGTTTGTAGAGCTTTTCCCTTACTTCATTTATTGTGTGCGTCTTCAGAAGTCCGGCAGCAATATTAGCTTTTTCAATCTCATTTTCCTTGAGGATATCAACGTTTGAATTGTCAAACTGAACAAAATATTGATCACCTAGAAGAAGTTTGTATGATCTATTGAATTCTCCAGAAATAATATTTTGCATTGGAATGATTGTTGATGACCAGAAATTTTTCAGCGCTGTTCGATACTCCTCAGATCCCAAAGAACCAGCTGTTTGCAATCCTACCTCATGCTTAGGCACCTTAAGTAGTGATAGGATATCTTCCCTATTGAGCGTTACATAGTCCTTCAACTGCTGATCTGCAAGCGTAGCAGCTATCTGTTTAACCGTTACACCCTTGGGCAAAACCATTGTGCGCCTCTGGTTTTTCCTGCCAGTGTATGCAGCCTCAAACGATCTCAAAAGCCTTAGAGCGCTATGCTCGTTAGCCTCTCCCGTCATCTCCAAAGCATTGCCAGATGTTGCGCCTTTGAGATAGAAATTGTTGAGATATTCGCTTGTGAATCTGCCAAAAAGAACAGATTTTCTACCTGGAACAAAAGGAGAAAGACCCCAAAACATAGAATCGGGGTTTGGTCTTCGCGCATGAATAATCTCTTTTACCGGATACGTTCCCTCAAGCTCTTTTAACTGTTCCAACCAATTAAAATTGTACCTGCGATATTGCGATAGATTTTTTTCTTTATCAAAGATCAAAAGAATTTGATTTGATGGGAGATGAAAAAGCGTTTGCCCAAATGGACCTTTCCATAAAATCCCATTACCCATAAGCACTAGGTCAACAGCGTAACAATACATTAGCTCATGATAATCTTGGAACGAATTCGGGTTATTTATCGTTTTTTGAAGTGGATGGTTTGGGGCTGGTTCAACCATCTCTTCGCCATTTTCCTTTAAGATCTTTCGATAAACAACAAGCTTTTGTGTGCTTATTTTTAATGCAACAAGATCGCAAATAACGTAAACCCAATGCTCATCTGAGAAAAGGTTTTTCAAAGATTGCTGATCGATCAGCGCTCTTTCTTCTTCAGAAAAAACCCCCGACAAATCAGAATAATCTGTTGCATATGAGAAAGATTTTATTTCTCTTTCTGCTTGCTGATTTGTTAGCGCCGAGTATTCGCGTAAAATCTTGTTTAGCGATTTCACTTCATTGTTTTCTATAGTGTCCATTTTCGTTCCTATAGATCATCATCAATTAACTCACTGTAATATTTCTCTAATTCTGTTTTATCCGCTTGGGATTCTTTTTGCAAATCATCAAGATATTTTATTTCCAGCGAATGATCAGAGTACATGATAGATCCGTAATAGCCAAGCACCAAACTCATAACAATATCATCATGTTTGCCAGCTGGAGCATTGTAGCTAACTGTCCCGATGGAATTTGTTTTGCATTCATAGGATTTCAGTTCATCCAACGCCATAGACCAGTTAGGGATACTCAAATCTGATTGCTCAAACCCAGTTATCAGTTTCAGGACATATTCTGATTTTAGCGCATTGTTCCAAGTTATGCCACGGTACGGCTGATTAATATATGCCATCATGTCATCTATTGCTTCCCCGACTCCAGTTTTATCGTGCAAGATCATTTCAACGCGCATAAATTTGCGACAAAAAAAAGAGAGCATTCTTACTTGTTCGGTGTACGGTCTTCGGTGAAAATGCATAAAACCGACGAGCTTTCTTGTTGCGATGTCGAAAGCAGTGAAGCATGAAAAATCTATCGTCTTCGCCCAATCGGCACCAACGGTAACAACACAGTGGATTGCATTTTCTGCATACCAGCTTTTAACATCGCCGCTAATGTCAAGTGGATCACCAAAAACACAATCGGAATAACCGCTAAAAACCGTACCATCGCCGATAAATTCAGCTAAATAATATTGCTGGTAAAGCCTCCAAGGCATTTCCTTTTTTGCGTTTTCAACGACTTGAGGATCAATAAATTTATTTTCTATTGTCCGCGCATGAATAAAAAGCTTTTCGTATGGTTTGTTGTTTTTAAAACACCACTCCATTGAATCTTTTGATTCCATGCATTTATCATAAAACCAGTTCTTGCCGAATGGATATGATATAAAGATCATCGGCCCTTTTGTTTTTGTGACCGTTGTTCTTGCCGATGCATGTACTTGTGCGGTTTGTTTTGCGGCTTCGTCAACGACATAAGAATGAATCCCATCGCCTTCTAAACTTGATGGATTCTGACCATGCCAAAATTCAAAGCGAATATTTTGCCCTGGAAGTGTAATCGAATTATCAGATTTGTTCTCTAATGTATCCGGCTTTCCTGGTAGGATTTTTCTGAAATACGCTTTTGGTTGCCTTGTTTGCGAATAGATCGGAGCAATCCATCGATGAACAGTATCTGGCTTTGACATTGCGTAAACAATTTGAGCAACACTTGACGAAATCGTCTTTCCAAATTTTGTACCGGCGCATATCCATATTTCTCTAATGCCAGGATAAGAAAGCGATTGGTAAATAAATTCCTGTTTTTTGGAATGCGATTCAGGCGGTTTTATTTCGATTTCATGCAATTCATTCAATGCATTCACGCGCTAAATTGTGTATCCCTTTTGGGTTTTTTAACCAGTGTCCTTTTTCATTAAACCAGTGATACTTTCCTAATAGTATCTCATGTCCGCTAATCGTTTCTACAATTCTGCCCTTGTATTCATATTCCGGTTTTCCCTGTGCTTGTTTTCTTTCCAAAATATGTACTTTGTTACCAGCTTTAGACCAATATTTTTTTCCCACGTTTATATATTCACCGATCACTATCGATTGTACTATCATCTTTTTTTCTCACTATTTTTGCTGCGCGAGTGATTTTTATTTCTTCTTTGGCTGTGATCGCTATACCAACTTTTCTACCCAATTTTTTAACATACTTGATTTCGATATCGCCGATCTTTACACTATCGCCGATGTCAATGGTAGTCATCAAAGCCATTATCACTCCTCAAGTTTCTGAGTATTCCGCTTTGATAATATGGCCCGAAATTTCTTCTTTTACAATCTCTTGTAGCAGTGTTCCGTCTGGGGTTATCGAAGTTTTATATGCGATGATCCGATCTTTGATTGTGTCTGGTAGGCTATTAAGATGCCTTGTGAGCGCGATTTTAACCGCCGCCAAAGATATTGCCGGATTCTCATGATCGATCAATTCAATCAGCTTTCTAGCGGCCTTCTGTGCCGCTTCTTCAAGCAAAGAATCCGTTGTTGCTAAAATTTTTTGCAGCGCCAATCTGAACGCTGGCTTTTTACGCCTTAGCCTTATAAATGATTCTGTTGTATTAAAAATCTTAGCAAGCTTTGTCGATTTTATATCTGGATAAGATGCAATCATCTTTATCATTAGTCTGTCAAAATCATCTAGCTCAAGATAATATTCAATAGAATTTTCATTACTCGCCGTCGGTTCAAAACGGCGTGACTGTTCTGAGGTTTTTTGCGGTAAGTTAGTCATTCGTCACGCCCTAGAGAGTTCTATTTTCATTTTGGCATGTCTTCGTCCCACTCGACAAGCTCATTTTCGCTCGAGTCTTCGCTGTCAACGGCCTCTAATTCCCTTGGAGCGTAAAACCGATCAACCAAAAATTTTACATTACTGCTAGCCTGTTCTTTGCCCATCTTCTCGATCTTATTCACACAAAAACTAAGTGCTTTGATCTCTTGTTGATAGTTATCTTCTTCACCACAAACCATCTTCAAAAGAGCATTCAAAACTCTTTTTCTTTGATCTTCGGACAAAGACACTAGCTTTTTCGCCATCACTTGCAAAACAGCAAACTCCATTTTTACTTGATCAACAGTCATATAGAAAACCCCCTTTTTTCTTTCACAAATAGAAAAATCAGTTTATTCCTATGCTATTCAATTCAAAAATGCAACAAAATTGAGGTGGGTTTTATGTTTACTTTTCCAGGCAATTCTCGGAATAATTTATCAAACACCAAAAAGCAAACAATCCAAAAAATATCCTACACGCCGAGCTATTTGATCCCGATATCGATCAGGCGCGTTGGAGCCGATCAGCAAATTAAAAAAACAAAAATCACAATGACGTGCTGTTTCGAGGTTTTTTCTGAAAAATTCGATGATGAGCCATCATTTCTTTTGAATGACTTTCTCGCCAAATATCTAAAAAAATATTGGAGCGGTTTTGTTTTGTTAAATCCATCTGACCAGGAGTCGGAAGCGATCTGCAATTTCCATGATTGGAAATATAGACATATGATGAGAATAGACAGTACTAATTTCGCAAACCCTACAATCGAAAACATCTCATTAGAGCTTTATTTTTGCATAAAAATGTTGATAGATTTTTTCGATCATAAATTAGTTTCTCTTTCAGTCGCTGAAAATTTTGTCTTTCGTACTGTGCATGAGCTATCGAGAAATCGATCAGATATCTACAAAAAATCTCTTTTATCAAGATGGGTAGAGTCGT